TAGAATTCCGTTGCTTACAGAATCTGCCCCAAATGTTCCTACTATTACCATACCACCACCATTTATAGTAACTGGTATCCCTAATTCTGTTGCTCTAGCTAATGCTAGAGATAGATCTTTTACTTCTTCCTCACAGCCTCTACCCGCTGTGTCTTTCCATTCTACTTTGTACATACTTAAAATTATAGCACCGTTTGGTGCTATTGTCAATCTATATATTCGATATCGGCTGCTAATATAAAGCGATATTTATTACTTTGGACGATTCCAGGTCTATGCCATTTATCACTGGGATAAATTAACCAATTGGATTCTGTAGGGCGGACAAAATACTTTTCGTCGTGCGATATACCAAACGGTGCCATTTCAGTACCTGCGTAATCTTTGTCTTTAACATCTTCAGGAATGTGTAGATACCAAACGCCGCTCATCATTTTAGCATTAGGATTTTGTGGATGCCAGTGATTGTGCCATAATTTTTCTCTATCTTCGGCACCCTCAAGATTTGTCATGAAACTCCAGGCCATCATGTTTGATACTTTTACTTCACGACCTAGATACATGAATACTGAAAACAGAAAACTCATCCTGTACTTTAGCCAAATAGGCTCAGGCCTAGCAAACAAGTTTTCTTTAGTTTGATACTTGGGACTATTAGTAAAGTAATCACCATTCGCAATAATGTTTCTAACTATATCGCAGGTCTGTATATTGTCATCTTTAGATATAACAGAACTGAAATCGTATTTTCGAAATATATTGTTTTGATCAATTACTTTCATATGAAAAACTCCTGCGTAAGTTTATAACTCATTGGCAGGAGCCTTGTTGTGTGGAGCGGGGTAAGAGAATCGAACTCTCCGCTTTAGCTTGGAAGGCTAAGGTATTACCACTATACGAACCCCGCAGTTAATAGGTTACACACTACTTATCTTATTATACACCGTGTGTAAGGGTGACTGGTTGCGGGACCTGGAATCGAACCAGGGACTGGAGCTTATGAGACTCCTGAGATGCCGCTTCTCCATCCCGCGATTGTTCAGTGTCTAGCTACGGTTCCCTGTTCCGCCCTAGACTGAGCTGTTGCTCTGTCCGTTGATATTTGCATATAGGTCAGTTTCACTTCTGCCCGATTGATTTTCTCAAGTCGCCCATGATCGCGGGCCTTGGGGTTTGATCAATCTCACCCTGTCTGTATGGCTGCGACAATCGCCCACTTTATATAACGTAAAAGTGTAAACCGGGGTTCTTAGAGCAGTCCTTCTGCTTGAAGTGTTGCTACAACTTCATCAGTTAAAGGAATCTCGGTCTTGATGTTTAACTCAAGGATCTCGTCGTTGAGCTTTTGTTTCTGCTTCTTGAGATTCAAAATCTCAACTTTGACTCCATCTAGTTGTTCTTGATAGAGCACAGAGGTTGTTACAGTGTCATCTCGACCGTAAAGGCTCGCACGACTTTCTTCCTTGCGATTGCGGATTTTTTCTAGTTTTCCTGAGATGACTAATCCGTCAATCCGAGGATCATTAGAGGCAAACTCTTGTAATTGAGAAATTCTCTTATCTATAAATGCCGCCTTGGTAAGACTTAGATCAATACCGCTTTGGGCATTGGCTGCTCCTACTAGCCCTCTGATATTGTACAAAGACAACAACAGTTTTTGTCTACGATTATCGTTGGCAAATAATAGGGCATTTGCTTCGCTGATAAATTTTTCAGCGTCCTGGAATTCGTTAATTTCAATACGAGATTCCATCTTGATATTTTTTATTGCTTCAGTGATGGCATTTTGGATAGCGTTAGCTTTTCTTAGTGTGATGTTCATTCCCATTTTCCTTTTTCTTTACGAGGCAGTTTTTTTAGATAATCTTCTTTAGTATAAAGACCTTCCTCAATCTCTTTTAACGCAGTTACGATTGGGCCATTGTCGGTTTTAATTTTAGGTGTTGATCCGTTCTTGAGTTCTCTAGCTCGTTGACTTGCTCCGAGAACAAGATCAAACAGTCCACCAAATCTTAGTGCTGCCTTTTGAGAAGTGATTCTTGCCATTTGCTATCCTTATGTTATAATGACGGGTCGACGAAAGGTCAAGTAATAGACCGGACAATAGACAATGAAAGAGTTGTAATCTTTCTATGACAATGTACAAAGTACAATACACAGAGGTCTATATATTTCCGATTAACAAATGACATTCTATTAGGGATCGGATCACATAAACACGTTCCAATTTCAAGTTGGATTGTAAGTTCGGAGTAAGCATGAAGCTCATTCCTGTGTGTCTATCCTCATCTACCCTTCGCTTCACCGGTTGTGTATTGCTACACAACAAAACAATTATAGCATCATGCTCTATCAGAGTCAATGCTTTTTGGTAAAATTAGTTTTTATCTTCGTCGAAACTTTTCAATAGCTCGGCTTCGTAGATCGCTAGTTCTTCACGAAACTGTTCTTCAGATAGCCCATGCCACCCAATACACTTGCCAGTAGGGCTACGACCGCAACCACACTTACCAAATTCTTCGTTTTCAGCAACCGCTTTGATCTGCATTTTTATCTTCCTTATCTAAATCGTAGTATTCGTCTTTCATGATCGCTTCGTCAAACTTTTCAGCGTCAGTCTTTTTCTTCTTGCCAAAAATCGCATCAAATCTATTGCCAAATTCTTCTTGGCTTACAGTAAATGGTCTTGGTCTAGAACCTTTGCCTGCCATGTTATTCCTCCTTAGCGTCTCTCTTTCCTTTAGAGACTCTGGGTTGGATAGCGGCTGCTAGTTCTGATTGAATAGCTGATCTTTTAAATTCACTTCGCTTATGAGGATCGACGATCGTTGCCAAAAATCGTTTGGACTGCTTAGACATTCTGAAGTTAGCACTGGGTTTTAACATAGGATTCCTTTTGTTTTAATTATCATTTCTTCTTGGTGGAAGGTGAGGGATTCGAACCCTCGGGGCACCTTACGGCACCCCGCAGTTTAGCAAACTGCTGATTTAAGCCACTCATCCAACCTTCCTAAATCTTTACCATTAGGAGTAGCACAGTTTACTATTCTCTTGCTACCTATTGTTGCCTACTTACAGTAGACAGTTACTAGTATCATAGGCTTTCCGCTTCGAACAAGGTTAGTCTTGATCATAGACCGACGAGCTATGCTACTTCTAATGGTGCCCCAGGAGAGACTCGAACTCTCACGCCTTGCGACACTGGCTTCTAAGACCAGCGTGTCTACCATTCCACCACCGGGGCAAAAATTTATCTAACAGTTTTAAAGAACATTTGTTGCTGTATTTGTTAACAGCATCTATATATTGTATGCTCTAAAACATTTCTTGTCAACACTTTCTGGTACCCTTGAGAGGACTCGAACCTCCAAAACCTACGACCTCAACGTAGTGCCTATACCAATTCGGCTACAAGGGCATGGCCCGGCGTAGAGGAATCGAACCTCTATTTAGAGTTTAGAAGACTCCTGTCCTATCCATTGAACGAACGCCAGTTATATGGTACCCGAGACCGGACTCGAACCGGTACGCCTTTAACAGCGGCAGATTTTAAGTCTGCTGTGTCTACCATTCCACCACTCGGGCAATGACTTAATTATATGTTCACAGCAAAGTTCTGTCAACTAAATTTTTGGTGCTGGCTGTTGGAATCGAACCAACTTCAACGGCTCTTCAGACCGCCGCTATGACCACATCAGCTAAACCAGCATTAGTCTCTTGAAGTATCAACTACTTCTACATCTACGCTCTCAGAATAGTATCCATTGCTGGAACCAAACCAACGAACAGTCACAGAACCCTTACGAGTCCTAAACTTGTAGAATGTCCAAGTATATGATTCAGAATACTCTGGAGTATGTTCTGCTTCATACAATTCGTCAGATACTTCTTCCGCTTCTACTAATGGTGCTCCTACTAGGTCCTTTAAGTCTCCGCAGATGTCTTCTATGTACACTGATTCACAACAGCTTTGGCTGTGATAGAATCGCACATAGTTTGTATCCGAAAGATACAGTCTTAGTTCGTCACCATCCTCTGTTACCTTGTACAGAGTACGTCCTAACAGTTCGTCGAATGTTCTCACTGATCCGGTTAGGTAGTTTATTGTTTTTACTGCTTCCATAATAACTCCTTTGGGGTGCCTTGGGGAATCGAACCCTCGCCTGCTGATTCACAGTCAGCTTTGCTACCACTACACTAAAGACACCATTGTATGGTATCGCGTACGGGGATCGAACCCGCCTGACTAGGTTGAAAGCCTAGTGACCTCCCAGAAGTCCAACGCGATATTGTTGGCACGCCTGGAAGGATTCGAACCTTCGACTCCTACCTTCGCAAGGTAGTACTCTGATTCCTCTGAGTTACAGGCGTATTAATACGTTCTAGAGCATCGCGACGCATCTTGAGCGGACGATGCTCATTAAGTCGATGTACAACAATGTACTCGACTCCTTCGATTGTTTCAGTCATACGGATATCGTCACAGACAAAATGCTCGTTATTAAAACGATTTTTAAACATTGTTGGTTTCATAACAATCTCCTAAATATGGCCGGCCTGGAGAGATTCGAACTCCCGACAGCTGGTTTCGAAGACCAGAACTCTTCCACTGAGCTACAGGCCGAATATGGTGCTCTAGCCAAGAATTGAACTTGAAATTCATTCTTACCAAGAATGTGTTATACCATTTAACTACAAGAGCATGGCAGGGGTGTCAGGGATCGAACCTGAGACGACAGAGTCAAAGTCTGTTGTGTTACCAATTACACCACACCCCAACAAAATGAATTTGTAAGCCTACGTCACTTTTATCGTAGATTTATTCAGGACCTACCGGCCGCCTAGCCTGACCTCGCTCGCGATGGATATCACTTGGGTACCTGTCCAGTTAGCAACCAATCTGCACCGCTCTTCCGAGCAGCCGGGAGTTGAACCCGTCCCCTTCTACTATTTCGGTAGTTCGAACTTACCTAGATAGCGTGACTGTACTTGCTGACACTTACAAAACTTGGTAGTAACGGTGAGACTCGAACTCACGATAAACACCGTATGAAGGTGTCGCATTAGCCGCTATGCTACGTTACCATATAGAAACACACTACCAGTCCCCGGGACTCGAACCCACTTCTCTTGTAGTTTACCACGACTTTTACGGTCGGGCAAGTAATGTGTTTTTATATGGTAGGGGCACAGAGAATCGAACTCTGATTAATAGGTTAAAAGCCTACTACTTTAGCCGTTAAGTTATACCCCCGTATGGTCCTTGCTCAGAGAATCGAACTCTGTTTTACCGGGTAAGAGCCGGTTACTTCGCCAGCAAAGTTTAGCAAGGTTGGTCGTAATTAATTTGATTTAATGTGCCAACCAGGACCAATACGGGGTCAAGGTTGACACTAACGTTTACCACGTTTCATGTCATTCTCCTATTTTAAATTTTTGTCGATAAAATATATCAACACTACAAGCATGAGTAAAACTGCGATCGCCCCATTTTGTTTTCTCCTTATAATGGTGCCTCCACCACGAATTGAACGTGGAATGGCCGGTTATCAGCCGACTGTTATACCATTTAACTATAGAGGCAAATAAATATTCACATGTATGAACCAGCACCACATGTAAATGAAAAACATCGAAATAAAACTTTATTATGGCATGGCTACGATACTGAAGAACGATTTCGTAAAAATGTTCTAGATCATCGTATCAAATGGTCATTATCAAAAAACATAGATTATCAATTTAATTCTTACGGTTTTAGATCCGATGAATTTTTCGAAACTGATAATCTAGTGTCACTGGGTTGTAGTTTTACTATGGGTATGGGGATTCCTTATGAATCAACCTGGTCATATATCATTAGTAAAAAACTAGGCCTAGCTAATTTTAATCTATCCATAGACGGTGCTAGTGCCGACACCTGTTTTAGAATGGCAGTCAATTGGATACATCAACTGCGACCAAAAATTGTTTTATATCAAAGTCCCGAAGCTTCGAGATTTGAATGGTTTGAAATAAATCGTGTCAAGCCTCATATTATGCTAGTATCGTCTGAGAATCATTCATCATTTTACAAAGAATGGATCTCGAATGAAAATAATTTAAAGTATAATCACTTAAAAAATCTCTATGCTATACAGCATCTTTCAGAGTCAATAGGTGCTAAATTTATACATTTTCAATTAGATAGTATAACTCGTATAGACTATGCTAGAGATATTGGACACTACGGACCAGACACCAATAAGATTATAGCTGATATGGTGATATCAACTGTATAATGGCGGAAGCGGTGAGATTCGAACTCACGGACCATTTCTGATCGTCTGTTTTCAAGACAGGTGCAATAAACCGGACTCTGCCACACTTCCATAAATTTTGGTGCCCCTAATCGGATTCGAACCGATAGTTATGACACTCCTTTTGAGAGAGCCGCCTTTACCAATTTGGCCACAGGGGCATTACCTGGAGTGAGGAGTCGGATTCGAACCGACGGCTTTAGAGTTTTGCAGACTCTCGCATTGGGCCTCTCTGCCATCCTCACGTTGTTTGGCTACCCGGGAGGGATTCGAACCCCCACTAGCGGTTTTGGAGACCGTCGTGCTGCCGTTAAACACCACCGAGTAATAAATTTTAATTGGTGCCTCCGGCGGGAGTCGAACCCACATTGGCCAATTATCTGTTGCACACGGGATATAAATCCGCTGTTTTACCGTTAAACTACAGAGGCATAAAAACTTTGGAGCGGGTGATCAGGTTCGAACTGACGACATCTTCCTTGGCAAGGAAGTGCTCTACCAACTGAGCTACACCCGCATTAAACTGGTACACCGTAGGGGAATCGAACCCCTCTTCCTACCGTGAAAGGGTAGTGTCCTAGACCGATAGACGAACGGTGCATTGTTTGGTACCTCGTGACAGAATCGAACTGCCGTAACCGCCGTGTAAAGACGGAGTTCTACCATTAAACTAACGAGGCAATATTGGTCGGAGTGGCAGGATTCGAACCTGCGACATCCTGCTCCCAAAGCAGGCGGAATGAACCAGACTATCCTACACTCCGATGAACTTGGTGGAGATACGGGGATTCGAACCCCGGACTCAAGCGTGCAAGGCTAGTGTGTTCCCAACTATACCATATCCCCGATTATTTTGATCTTACAGGCGTTGAACTATCAGTTACGTCCACAAACAACTCACTAGAATTATTAAGTCCTTCTGGAATATCTGAGGCTAACATTTCGATTTTCACAGCGATTTCAACTGCTTTTAATTTTTCAAACATCTCAATAAATGTAGTATTCTTTATTAGAAATAGTTGAAAGTCTTTTGCTTCTAAAGCATCTCTATGATATTTTTGTATGTACCCTACATTACCTGACCAATCATATTTTTCATAAGGCAATATCTTACCTTCAACTATTTGATCAGTAAGCACGTAGGCTAACTCAGTAAATGTCTCATTTCCTAAGAGGGCTTTACCGTAAAGGGTAAATTCATCCCAATTGTTAAAGGATAAATTTTCACTGTTAAAAACAATTTTTGTCATTATCATAAGAGTACTCCGAATCTTACGATATTTATCATGGCTCCCCGACGTGGGCTCGAACCACGGACATTCTGATTAACAGTCAGACGCATCTACCAACTGTGCTATCGGGGAATAGATCTGGTGCCGCTTGATGGAATCGAACCAACGATTGATGCTTACAAGGCAACTGTTATACCATTTAACTAAAGCGGCGTAAAACTATATATCATTTATAACTGGCGGTCCCACGGGGTAACGATCCCCGTCCTCTGGCGTGACAAGCCAGTATGCGTCCATGAACACCTTGAGACCAAATTTGGTGGAAGTGGTAGGATTCGAACCTACAGCGTTTCTTATGTGGCGGATTTACAGTCCGTTGCCTTCAACCAATTCAGCACACACTTCCAAAATTTGTAACACTCTCCGCTATGCTTTTTGACGCCGTCGTAAGGCGAAAGAAGAGTGTGTATTAAAATGCTCTACGCTACGCTGCCATGCCCGTTCCAGGGGTCAGGATAGAACACTTTAATACGCTACCATTTTACGCATTCCCGTTTTCGCCAGGAACTTATCATCCGGTAGGCCGCCCTCATTAATAGCCGCATGTTTTAAGTGGGCAGCAGGGTCGCGTTCCCTATACCACTTTGAGCTTATCGTTCAGTATGCCAGAGTAGATTGCTCTTCTTCAAGGCTTCTCTGAGTTCATGAGCTCGATCAAACTTATCTTGAATAAGTTTGCGTGTCTGTTCATCACTTAGAGTATAAGCAGACACGTAAGCCTGTTCAACAATCTTCTTGTTTACTTTCCTATAATCAATTTCTTTATGTTCCATTTTTCCTTTTTAACAAACAAAAACCCCAGGGTTTTTAATCCTGGGGTCCTTTGAATTCATTCTGTGTATTTTAGTTACACATCAGTCTCCGGGGACCCCAAGGTTAGCTCTGGTGTACGATCATTAGATAAACTATTAATCGCGAGCCAATATGAGGGCATAAAGCCTCCCACTTGGGCTATCGATTTACATTGTCTATGTAATGTCGTCATTTTCATTTGCTTCTCTTGTTTCCTTAAAATTGTTAGATGAATCTCTAACGCATGATCTAATTGTACATTTATTTAGTTCTGTTGTCAACCACTATTTTTCTTTTTGGAAAAATTAATTTTTCAACAACTTCCCTAACCATGTATCAATTATAATGTCAGTTTATTTATATGTCAACATAAAAATACCCAGATAATTGTGGTATTTTTACAACATTCTGTCTGTTTCGATTAGTAAGTGCTTACCAACTTCAAACAAGCCTACGCCGCCTATGAGATCGAGACAGCTGGCGTGTATCTGTGCTTCTCCCTCGTCGTTCAGCGAACAGGCTACGAATTCTTTAATCTCGCCTTCCTCTACCTGTCTGCGTATCTCTGTCAGTACATCTAACATAGATTGCTTACGTTCTTCGTCTTTCTTAACCTTTGGATCTATAGATACTATGTTCATAAATTATTCCAAAATATGATCAGCGATTCCTAGTTCAATCACTTCGTCAGCGGTAAGATATACATCACTAGCTGGCAGTAATTTTTTCTTGATCACACTAGGTGCTAGACCTGTTGCTTCTTTTAAAACATTAACCATTCTATCGTTACAAATGTCGTTTTCTTTCATAGTAGCCTTGAGATCATGATATTTTGAATCCATGCTTTCTGTAAATTGATGGCACATAAAGCTGGTATTCTTAGCCGCAAATCTCTGTCCTTTGTCTCCGGATGCAAAGATTAAAAATGCCGCACTCATTACAGCACCAATCCCTACACATCTAACTACGTGAGGACTAGCCCGCATAACATCTATGAGTCCGAATGCCTGATACAGATCTCCCCCTGTAGAATTGATATACAGGGTTAAGATTTTTTCTTTGTTAGGATCTAGATTTTCATAGATCAGCCATTTTACTACGGCTCCGACAGAATCCTCGTTGATTTCTCCATTGATAAAATGGGTATGATTTTCAAGTAGTTTGAGATCAATCCGATCTTCGGCTATGAATTCTTCCAATTTTTTCACACGATGCTCCATGTTTATCTTTACTTATCCTATATTATAGCATCTGTTAATAATCTTGCCAACGCCCTGTTGTGTCATTCCAATGTCGAGAATCGTAGATCTGGAATTCCATATTGATACCGCAAAACCCTAGTCCGCACGATAACCCAGCATGACTTTGTTTACTAGTGAGTCTTAAAAATATGTCCAAAATATCAGCAGATTTATAAATCTGCAATTCCCAAAATTTATGGATAAAAGGCGTGATTCCGTGCCAGCATTTGATATTCCTAAATCGATTAGATCCTGGAATTCGAAGATTGAATTGTATATTAATCATTCTGGAAGGGGCGTAAATCTAGCCAAAAAACTTTCTTCGTAACAACTATATTCTTGAGAATTTTCTTTATTCTCTAAGAGATAGTGTATCCATACATGTCCGTCTAATTCAATTCGATGTATAACATGGAAGGTTTTTCCCTCACTGCTGCTCCATCGTGATCCTTCTTTAACCATGCCTCTCTCCTTACGTTTTAAAAACTTCTGTAGCCTCCGTGTCTACGTTCTCTACCATATGTAGCATAAATCTATAGGCGTTCCAGGCTTTCTTGACACTTTCGTTGTCGCTGGTCTGTGTAGGAAAAATATCTACCCAGATAGAACTTTCCGGCTGAGCATGTCTATGCATGCCTTGAGCACGAGGCTGTAGGATTCTATTTGTATCCCATAACAGTTGTGCTACTTCCATACACTGATGGTAATCTCTGTCTAGCAGATATCCAGGCTCATTCATATAAGCACCAATGACATTATCGAGATGTGACCTATCTCGGACATTTGTAGCCGTGATAAGGAATGCCACATCGTCAACACTAACATCACCGTCAACAATATCGCGAATACAACGACCTAGACTAAATCCGATTTTCATTTACAGTATCCTGTTTTAAATAACTCATTACTCGTTGTTGGTCGTCTCTGATATACATCATTGATAGATTCATCATTTGATAAGCATGATCGAGGTCGGCCGGAATAACCAAAGTACGTCCTTCGTAAAGGTCTCGTAGTGTTGCTTCAAGTTCTTTGATTCGCTCGTTCATTCTTCAACTCCGAAACGTTTCTTGATAAGCTGGTTGATAGCATGAGCGGTGTGTACGGGTTCAACACTATCGGTATTGTTCTTGCCAACCCAAATAGAACACGACATACATTCATGCACAATCAACTCGGCGAACTTTTCTGTATCTAAACAATTGGCTTGATGATCCCAGCATTGTCTCTCAAATTGTCTAATTCGTTCGTTCATATCTTTTCTCCGCAATGCGGACACTTCTTTGCTGCGGAATTACGCATTTCTTTCAGAGTTTTGTTGAGCTTTCTAGCATCATATACGATACGACGAATAGCTTTCTTATCACGTTCATGCTTGGCTTTACTCAATTCTTGTTTAAGATGTAACTTCATCTTCTGAAGACGGCCTTCAAAGATTTCGATAAATCCAGTTATGGTTGAGGAACTACTCATATAAACTCTATATGGGGTGCTATGTCATTATCAAAAATCTGTGCCATCTGATTCCACAGAGCTTGTCTTTCTTCTTCAGTCATGCCGCTGGAAATCGCATCAGCGAATCCTGTGCCTACAGTCTTATCTAGACCGTAGTCGTGTCTATATGTATAACACATAGATGTGATAATTTCTTTACGAAGTTCTTGGTCAACTTCGTTGGGTTTTACCTTCCAGCTTTCGGGCATTTGCCATTCGCGTGATTGAATATCTTCTACGCCTAACAGTTGACCAATACGCTTGACCATGTCACGCTGATGACTGTTGCTAGTATACATATAGTCATAGTTCATTTGAATAAAGGTAAACGGCTCCATGCCTTGATGCTTCATCTTGACATGGACTGTGCCAAGTATATCCTTTTCATACCAAACTTCAGTAGGAAGGATTTCTACGATAGTTGCTTGTTCAATGTTCATTCTTTAATTTCTCGTTTAAGATTGTGTGCCCAGCGAATGATGCCATACAGTTCTTTGCTGTTTTCTGGGCAGAGTTTAGCCACCCACTCATCACGAACACTGATCTGTTTTTTCTGTAGATAGCGAGTTTTAAAAGCAGTTCCTGGTTTAGTAACTTTAACATTGTAATCCCAACTACGATCCCAGTAACCAGTGCGATGCTTAGTGCCTTTGGTAAACTCGCAGACATAGCCGTCGGGGGTAGTAACGGACCATTGTTTTTTGGCATCTTTGCTCCAACTGTACCCCTGAATAGCTTCGTTAACAGCTACCCTTTCCTTAGACTCTTTCTGAAGGGCAATCAGACGGTTTGAAATCTGCTGCATATCGCGAGGAGTCAAACCCATGAGTTGGGCTTGAATTAGGATCCGTTCTTGTTTCTCGGTAAGTTTTGCTCGACCACGTGCCATCTGAAACTTTCGATGTTTATTGATGATATTTTATTATAGCATCAACGGCTCAGTCTGTCAATAATCTAAGACCATCGCATGGCGAACATAGTGGCATCTTGCTCGTTTTGGAAATACCAGGCACGGCAATCGGATTCTTTGATGTCTCGAAATTTGCTGTGACAGTGCTCCAAACACCAAGATAATTTTTCGTTGAAATCGTTATCTGAATCGTTGAGTCGAACGATGTAATAAGAATTCAAAATTGACATCAATTTATCGTCTTCTAGTAACGCAGTCCCAACGGTTTTGTGGGCCATGTTAAGAAAACTTTTGGGTTCATTATTTGCTGCCATATTTTAACAACCATTCTGTTAGAGCAGATCCCATTAGTTTGGCCCGTATCTGATATCGGTACCCGTAGCTAGCCATATCAGCCATTCTATACCAAGTAGGTGTGTCGCAGGCGTTCTTCATTATCCACTGTCCTTGCTCGCTCTTTTCCCATTCATATAACGGTTGGGCGGCATATAGATCCGGATCTTCCACGTCTCCCATTGAGAATTCATGAACTACGACTGTTTTGACTTCTTCCACACGATCTCCTACGATGATGTACTTATCTTTAGGTGGTCGATGAACATAAGGAGAATGATGCTGAAAATAGGTGTCAGCTAGTTTTTGATTTATCGCCGACGTTCTATCTGGAGCATTTGGAAATGCGTAGTGTTCTTTAACTTTGCCCATAGTTTAATATATCAAACAGTTCGGCGTATTCTACTTCAGGTTCCATGTGAAATCCGTTGCCCCATACCGCCCAAAACTTTCGTTTGTAGATCTTTCTACCCCACACATATTTTCCAGCGATAGTTCGCACTGGCCACCAGGCACGGACCTCCATCCAGGGATAGCAATCACATCCGTCGTAGATTCGTTGTGTTATAACCATTTTAGTGCAAAGTTAATAGCATCGCCTTCATTTTCGAAAACAAAAGTGGATCCACGATGTTCGAAAGGATGTTTGATGTGTTCTTCACACCACATCAGTATATTGATAGCGTGTTTTCTGCTAAAGAATCTAGTCAGTGTAACTTTCTTCCAACCGCAGGCCTGTACCAGCATATCGGATAATATAGAAAAATCTATTTCACTCTGCATCTGAGTAGACAGTTCGTTAACGATTTCGTCTTCTAGATTCGACATTTTATGTCCTTTTCAAATATAGCCCATCCTAATCGAGTCTTGGGAGTGTTCTTACGGGCTTGTACACAGACGTAGCCCTCTTCGTCTACAGTCACATGCCAATTATAATATTTGTCGCTGTAGAGATAATCCCGTAACTGAGCCACTAGTAGAGCAGGCCTTTTAAGATCTAGATCTACTTCTGATATTTTTGTTTTTTTACTTCGAAGTATATCTATAACTTTGAGTTTTTCGAGATTCTCTTGATTAAGGGGAATAAACTCTGCTCTATCATATAGAGTCTCCGATGATCCCATCATTGCCAGGGGAGCGAATGCTTGATCACGCACACGTTCGAAGTCGTATTCACGGATAATAACTTTGCGTCGTAATGTTCTTACAGCCATCTTAATATAAACCTTACACGTTGTTCTTCGTCGCGAACACGCCAAATGTCCATACCAGCGACGCCATACCTGTGACCTTCTAACACTATACCTTGTTTTTCAGACCAATCCCAAACTTCTTGTCTTATAGTAGACGGTAAGGGTATGTCTCTGCTGTCGTAGCCTAATACATAACCTCTGCCAATATCTAAATGATTTACCGCCATTTCAATACAAACATCGTTCTATCTGCCTCACTTCTAAACCAAAACTTTCGAGCATTCTTATACCAACGCTGTGCGGGTTCTGGTGCCTTATCTGCTCCCCAGATAGGTGATGCGTCATCGCCAAATGTTTCGTAACACCATGCTTCCATTTCCGGCCACGATCCGCCTATGGGTTCCGCTGTGTAATAACGAGCACCGTAGACTTTGCCCTCTGACAGTTTGATATCTGATACGGGTTGACCGTAGATATCGTCCATCATACGCTGAAGGGCCTGAGCAGAAAAGGCACTCTTGCCTATCTGGCGACCTGTAATCTGAACAACCCCTCGTCCTTTGTATCGTGTCATTTTATCTAATAGATCTAGTTGCCATTGATGAATTTTCATTTCAACTTGTTACCTTCTACGGTGCCCCATTTGAGCATGAACATTGTAGCATCACGTTCGTTTTCGAATTGAAAATACAAAGCATGTATATCCTGGCATCTCCAAAGACCTAGACAATTCTCATCGCACCATTCCTTCATCTTAGGCAGAGTTACATAGCCTACAGTTTGAAAGTTTATGCGATGACTAAAGGTGGCACGAGCTCTTGTCGCCAAGATCTCGTTCACACTACCAACCTTTAAACCTTTACCTGTATCTATGACCATATTTTAAAGCGAACAATGATGCCCATTTAATATCATAGAATTTAAACAGAGTTTGCTTGGGTATTTCGCCAATCATTTCATCCCAACGACTTTGTGTAAAAGAAAAATCAAAGTCTTTACCCTGTGTTAAATTCATTGACCTAAGTTCTTGTACGATATCTACAGCATCATTAGCCGAACAGTTTTTTAATACTATTTCCATATCAAACCAAATAATACGGCATCTTTGGGATTTCTAAAAAAGAAGTGAGTATTTCCAAACATAGATTCAATAGCCCAACGAGCATTTTCTGGATCCTTGGTAAAGGCATAGTAGCCTCCCAGACCTAGATTTTGTTCACACCAAGACAGCATATCTCTCTGTTCATGAAAACGATCTTTGCCGAAACTTAAACGTATCAACTCCATGAACGATGATCCTCGGCTACCCATTCGTTGCCATCGTACTCACCTATGTGCCAAGATACATCACCGGGAATCTCTACAATCTTGAGTTTAGCATGAACACCGTCGGCCGCAGATCCTAGTTCTTTAACTACTTTGACTAGATAAGGGTCGTCCCGAGGTAGGTCATGATCGTGAAAGTCACGCTCAACAAGACCGGCTAACTTCATATACTCAATCTTAGCACGTTCGCTAAGACTGAACCCGCCATAGCAGGTATTGATTACAACATGTCGTACCCCAGTCTTTAGATCTTCTAAAAACTTTTGTGCGTCGGACATTACTTTCCTTTCTTTTTCTTCTTGATTTTTTTGATAGATTCTTCCACAGGACCACGTTCACCTTCAGAGAAATCATATTCAGGACGGATGCTGTCAAGCTCATCACGCAACGACTGTTCTTCCCTGTGACTATCTATGACTGTTTGTAAAATCTGTTCGACCATCTGGTTAAGGGTGATATCACGATCATGTGCCATCTTCATCAGCTCAAACAGCTCACTGTCATCTAATGTCAATGGAACCTTGACTCTTGTGTCATAGACTTCACCGTCGACGATAGCACGAGCTTTTTCTAGAAAGTCTTCTTCAACTTCAAGGTCTGTGTATTTGAGATCATCCCAGGCTTCAGTTTTATCAATACCTCGATCTGTTGCTTCGTTGTCGTGATTAGGTTTATAGTCAGGATTGAAATAACGATAAGCACGACGATTTAGATAATCATGTGCCTGTACTTCGTAGACTTCTTGTGTACGAGTATCGAAGATGATCGTAAGGCTATGACCATCTTGATCACCGTTCCAAGAATCTAGACAATAGGCATCTGGACCGTAACAGTTCCAACCATAGTCACTGCCTTCAGTGATACGATATCCCACTGTTTCCATAAAATCTTTTAATGTGATCATGCTATTGCTCCAATCATAGAAATTAAAATAAAGACACCGGAAGAGAAACCAATGATGCTCATATAGAAATCACGCTCGTCTTTCTTCGAAGAGTATAATTGTGCTAATACTCCTGATGAAAAAATAGAGGCTATACCTAAAACTAATTGAACAAGGGTCATGATGCTCCTTTCATTTTATATATTGTAACATCATTCGTCCTCATTGTCAACTTCATCTTCTTCCCAAATTGGACCTTTGCGATCGTAGGCCTGATAATAGCCTTCGTTTGGTTTGAGTATGCGAAAACCGTTTGGATACTTCAAAGCCGCAAAGGTAGCTTCTTCTTTCTTTAATAGATCGCAGATAATGAAACTGCTACCGCAACCGCCCTCGACGTTCTTGAATGGACTGTGTTTAAATTCATTGCCTGCTAGAGCTGTGTGAAATTTAGATCCCCAAGAAAATATAACACGAGTGATACCCAACTTTTGGTTGCGTAATCGTACTTTGTCAAAAATAGTGAGATTGCTGATAGTAGCAGAGTTTTCTTCGTCGATCGTTAGCAAACAATCTTTGACTTTGATACTGCCTTTGGTATGCGAGTTGTCCGGTGTCTCCTTGGTAGTCCAAGGTATCTCGCAGGTTACGTGATGAACGTAAAATGATTCCCCATGTGTTTTTAGGACCCACATAGGTATGGTTTGGTCCTCTAGGTGTTTTTTGTTAAAATGGAACACTACATCCTTACAAGCATATTCAATCTACGACATTGTTTTCTCCTTTATAAAATGTCTACAGTATTTAATATAAATACTTTGCGGGGAGTAGTCAACCTGAAAAGGTTCCATATATCGTCAATACGGTGTTGTTTAACCCGGTATTTGGACAAAGCGACGAGACCATTTTAACTTTTAAAGGAGATTAAAATGGAACTACTTTCCATTCAAGCCCTATGGGCATTTTTAGCTATCATTATGATAGACATTGTATTAGCTGGTGATAACGCTCTTGTTATTGGAATGGCAGCTAATAAACTTCCAGACCATTTACGCAAACGAGCAATCTTCTGGGGTACATTCGGTGCTATCGCTATACGATTCGTATCAGTAGCGGCACTGACATACTTGCTGATGATACCGGGCCTACGTGCTATTGGTGCTGCCGCACTGGTATGGATTGGTTGGAAACTAGTATTCAATCACGATGAACACAACATCGAAGCCAAAGATACCTTTTGGGGAGCCATTGGTACTATCGTAGTTGCTGATGCTGTTATGGGCATAGATAACGCATTGGGTATCGCCGCAGCCGCCAACGGAAGTTTTGTTCTAGTTGTTGCTGGTTTATTAATCTCAGTACCAATCATCTTGTTTGGTGCTACTTTAGTCAGCAAGATTCTACAACGTTGGCCTGACACGGTATTTGCGGGATCGTTTGTATTGTTTGCCGTTGCCATGCTGATGTTAATGAAAGAACCGTTAATGGCCAGTTGGTGGGCAGGACTTGTTCCGTGGGCCGCTGCTATTGTACCTTGGTCAGTAGCACTAGTTATTACTGCTGTTCAATACAATAAGGCAAGACTACACCTACATAAGAAATATCTGTTTAAGTTGACTCGCCAATCGTAAATTTAGATTCTTCACCGACACCTAAAATACAGGCAACTTCAGGATTCATTTTGAGTAGGGTCCAGCTGCCTGTACTCTCATTTACCCAGAGAGAATACATAGATCCGTCATCGACGTGTTTTCCGGCCCAGGATACTTTTTCTTTGAAATTGAGTGAGAGGCTTTCGACTAGTTTTTGGGTTTTATCACAGACGATAGGATAATCGTATCTAAATTGGGCGTTGGCTATAGAGCTAGTAAGGCTGAATAGAAACGCCACTACTACTAGGTGTTTCATAGTGGCTTCCTTTAAAACTTTATTTAACTGATTAGTTTACTACTTACGCGAATACTTCAAGAGCAGTGCCACACTCGATACAGAACTTAGCAGTTGCCTTATTCTGTTTGCCACAGGTCACACACTTTGGCTTGTGCTTGACTGTAATAGGCTTGGGCATAGTTCCGCCTAACAGTTTAAACACCATTGAGTGTTTTGTACTTTCTAGAGCACCAACATAAGCAGTGCTAAACTTCTGTGTGCTGTGACTGCCGGGCACAGTGATACCTACATCGTTCAGCAGCGAGTGACTGCTGTTCACTGAAGTAGCATCATAGGTCGCGGATGAACAGGTTACACCGTAATGGGCATTATCAAATCCACGAAGAATTCCGCCTTGTGGATAGACAGAATTGATATTAGAAGTGTTCCAAGTGATAGGACGTGGCGGTTGTTCAAATTGGAACTCAATCCTTACTAGTCCGTCCTCAATACCGATTCCTCGGTGCTGTTCTACACTACCTGTTCGTTCAATAAACTTGAAACGATTACCTTCAGAGAGATTGCCGTTTTTAATCCAACGCTCAAGATCGATTTCTCGACCCGGGTCTACGACCAGTCCGCCAGGGACGGCATTCTCTCCGTCGATAAAGACGTTGACTACTGCTCTAGTTGTATTGAGATTTTTTAGTAGGACAGTATATTCACTGCCGAACGGTATGTGAACCGTATCTTTGAATTCTCTAAGCACCTTGCCAGAGACTTTAATGGCCGCAGCCAGTTTTGATTCATACATCATTTTTCTTCCTTTTACGGTACACAGAGTAAGTACCTGTTAATTAAACTCTGTTGGTTGTAGCACCCGCTACAAATCTATTTATTCTTGAATAGAGGCACACCATCAGTTAAATGACGCACATATTCTAGATCAGGAAATGTTTCTAGTGTGCCACGATGCCGTTCAATTCTCAAGTTGCCTTCCTGCTCGATAGCATAGAAAAACATCTCTTGAGCACCTTCTTCAATCTGTGATTTAAAATGTTCAATCATTATTCTTTACTCCTAACAATTCTTTAATTAGAGTCTTTTTATCTTCTGTGCTCATACCATCAACTCCGAAATGTTCTTTAATTTCTTTCATAATCTGCGGCCGTGTAGCATATTCAATGGAGCAGTCTTCTACGACCTCGATACATTCACGCACAATCAACTCGGCGAATGTTGTGTTATACACTTCATACCACATTTGGCTATTGATAGGCCAAATCTCAGTAGCGGCATTATATGCTTGTTTTCCAAAATCTCGAATTCGTTCGTTCATACATTGTTCCTTCCAATACGACTGTATCCAAGTTTTGATTTAGTTTCTTTGTCCGTTTTATAACCTTTATACCACCATCTAGTGTCAAATGTCTCACCCGTCAATTCATAACGAAAGTCTGGATCATATACTATACAACCATCAGATTTGTGTACCGGTGCCCCATCACGGAAACAAAATATTACACCACGACACATACAGTATGATGCACCACGGTCAGTAAATATATTTCCGTTTACTGTACCAATGTATTTTACTACATTGCCTTTGTGCATTTCTTTCAATGCTTCGTGATAATCAATCATTTAGATAAACTTCGATAAAAGGTTCTTCGTTTGGGAAATAATGTACATCATACATTATTCCGCCTATATTATATTCAGCACACCAGCTGTGTTGATTGTTAACCTCTCTAACTGGTTCTGTCATTTGTAGCAAAAGCCAGACTCGATCATGATCCTCGCCTTCAAGCCTACGCTTAGGAGGACCCATTATTAATCGAATAAACGCTTCAGCTTCTGCTTTGGTCTTGAACTTTTGAATCATGAAAGACTGGAGCAATCTTTTCTGCTTCTTCGGGAGTGGCAAATCGGTGGGGTTCTTGTGCCCAATGCGGCATCCAAGACCAGCCCCACGACTTCCAATATTTGGCAATCAAATTATTAGTGATAAGAATGCCAGCTAAGATTACTAAAAATCCTAAAACTGTCAAAACTGAACCGGCTAAGAATACTGCCGCTTGATCCATATTCATTTTTTGTTACTTTCTTTATTGGTGCGTCTGGTGGGAATCGAACCCACGCATCTGGAGTTTTAGAGGCTCCTGCTGTTCCACTTAGCTACAGACGCAGACTCTTACTTGTTCAACATCAGAGCATTGAAGTTCGCAGGAACTACGATGGTCTGTACCTGACCGTTCTTAATACCCTCAGAGATGTTAAGAGCAGCCTGTGCCTGCATGTAAGCGATGCTAGCGGCAGACTGGTTCGCCAGAGCGTTCATACGTTCTGCTTCTTTCTTAGCAGTCTGTACTTCAACTTCCTTCTGCTTGTATTCGTTCTTAGCACGAACAAGAGCGTTGGCTGAATCTACAACTGAATCCGCTGGTACGACATTACGGATCAACACTTGACTGATTATGATAGTACCATCGAGCTTTTCTTCAGCAAGATTGCGAGTGATTTCTTCCTGGATGTACTTCTCCATTGGCTCACGATTGTCTGCCATGTCTAGGGCTTCGTATTTACGAGCAGCTTTGTAGATAGCGTTACGAGCATTCTGTACAACATAATTATACATCACATAAGTGTCGCCTTTGAACTCGGCGTGGAATGCCTTGTTCTTGGTGCTGTAAAGTTCAGCTACGCTCTGCGGATTGATGTTGTAGACAACCACAGCATCAAAGTCTTTCATGGTGCTGTTGTCTTTGGCCACAGGGGTCATGTTCTCAAGGACCACGTTAACGTCTTTGACTGGAAAAGTCAAAACATCACCGACGATAGTCTGATTGAACGAGCCAGGTAGCAGTTCACCGGGTTTAACCTGTTTGTCAAAACCAACTCGAACACCAACCTCGCCAGTTTCAATACGAGTACAGCCGGTAGCCAGAACAGCGGCGGCGAGAATAGAGAGAGTGAAAATACGTTTCATTGTGTGTCCTTAAAAAATAATAACGATTGAAATCATCGCAGCTAACGCGAACGATGAACATAGTATAGCATAACCTATAGTTTTAGTCAACGCCCATTTTTGCTTACCTGTCATCTCTCTAATCGTTTTAATGACAAATGCTGCCACGGCTGTGAGAAAAATGAATGTTAACAGGATTTTAATCATACTTCTAGACTCCTTGCTCGTTTATAATCAAACCAACCAATAACTTCTTTAGCTTCACGCTTAGGTATTACATTACTAAGGTGATCAGCCATGATACGCTTCAGATAAGGATAGACTGGGCTCGATGATACTTTACTATCCCAAGCACGAGTAGCGAATCCATTAGCGTAATAGATGCGTTCATATTCTTTTTCCATCGATGTTTTCATTTCGGGAGTTGACCAGACACCGAAATGTTCCATGGCCATACAAAGAGCCATAGTATGTGTCATAACAACGCCATTCCAATAACAGATGTATTCGTCCGACTTAGGCAAATACAACAACACAGGCTTTGGATCTAATAGACTCCACGAATGTTCAGAACGCATTTTGATAGTCCTCTGTTTCTGATCCAAACTGCCATTTGGCGTTAGGATTGTTTTGGATAGCTTCTAGTGTGCCGTCGACTGGGCGATACCCGTATGCCCAATATTTGGTTAATCTTTTAAGAGCATCCGGTTGTAAGGGCATCTTGAATCGCAGGTTTCGTTCGCGGATATCGCGAGCAGTCGAAGGACCTAGAATCCATTCGTTACCAGCAGTACCAATTTCACAGACTGTGATATCAAAATTGTCGATCACTTCTTGTAGACTGCTAAAATACCTACGTGTAATTACTTGTATTGTCCAATTAGTGCTATAATCTTTTTTGGTCCAATAGTTTAAAGTCACAGCGTTTTCGCTTTCAAATTTTACAGAAAAACGACCGTAGCTCTTGATCCTATCAATGACTTCCGCTGCCTGCTTGGCGTTGGCACAGAAAATATCGATATCATTTTCTCCTACAGGCTGTCCCTGATACCAACGAAGGCAAGCCCCTCCGGCAATCCAAGGACCGTTCTTAATATCGGGCCAGATGAGATTTAATGGTTCACTATCAGCCTTGTGTACTGTAGGGAATTCAATGACATTAATATCCTTGTCATGATTAGTCGATCTCGGTGAACATTCAAACGAAGAAAATAAATCTTCAAGATTTGTATTCATCTTTTTTCACCTTCTTTAATTGTGTTAAACAATCCCGATTTTTCTTTCTTATATTTTTCCCAAGCACTCCTTGTGCCGTCCCAGATTAACCACTTAGTCATAAAACCAAATACTACCGCCATAGGCACCAGACTGAGATAAAACACATATGGCGGCTCTGCTACCAAAGCAGCACCAAAAAAGAAACTGCTAAAGATAAAGGCTTTTTGCCAGAATTCAAACTTTCTCCATTGCCAACTTATAAATCCGAAAATGTCTTTAATCATTTGTCTGCTCCTTGGTTAATTTACACATTAAAATAAAATTATCAAAAGCCTTACGAACACTTTCATGCTTCATGAGCTTGTCAGCTTCGAACATCATAGCCTGGACGCCGGCTTCGGCAGCATCTCTAGCCGAACCGTGTGTGAACATAAAACGAAAATCTTCTGGAATAGTAGCAATAAACTTTTTCCATTTGCGTTGAGTTTCTTCATCAATCTCACGATTCATAGGACGTAGTTCTGTGGCTTCTTGTATCTTACGACAGATAGCATCTTCGGCATATCGTCCTGCGGCAATCATCGGTGCTAGGGCCGGATCGATCCTATAGCGACGGCTACCGCCACCTGGATATACAGATACAAGATGATCTCCTTTTGGAAAACTATCCAAATATTCTGAATCGTACTCTGACACAGGTACATATCTTCGTCCAATTTTTTCGTAATAGATCTTTTTCATTTTAATACAGTATCGGTTCAATTGTAGATTCTTCTCGAAGAGCCATAATGACTTCTTCTTGTTCTGTATAAATCGATCCATATCGTTCAAGAATGGATCTACGGTTTTCCGGTTTCATATAGCACCAATCACTGACTGCTTGATAACTGCCAAATGTTTCTGGAGGCATACAATCACCGATCCAACCTACTAGACTTTTCAATGCTTCTACAGTATTACTAGGATGACTGCGAGCGATAGCACCGTGAAAGTCATTAGCTAATACTGAGGTAAAGAAACCGCCAGGGCTGTAGCCATAGACCAAATAGTTGGCCATAGGGTCAGCAAAGTCTCGAGGAACATCCCACTTAGTAAATGTTTCGTACAATCGGTTTCGACTATAAACAGTTATGTTCATACTTCAACAATCTTGTTAGGATCCCAACCAGTAAACTCATATCCATCGTAGCCTCTGGGATTACAGACTACTCGACATTCGCCTATGACATAATCAAACGGATGATGCGTATGTCCATGTGTCCACAGTTTGATGTTAGGATTGTCTAACATGATCTCGCTAAGGTCACTGTGATAAGCACCGTTCATGAGATGCTCGCTGGCATACTGTGGATGTATGCTCTGGTAACTAGGACTATGATGTCCGACAACCACACAACGTTTATCCTTGTTCTCGCTGACAATGTGCTTGATATACTCTACTGTGAGTTTATGACGTTCGCAGGTATCCGCAGGCTTTAATTTGCGATAACCAGCTTGATCATTAACAGTAGCACGATAGTCGTTCATCATATCACGAACCGCATGTAAGGTCAACGGATCAAACTTGTTCATGTCAGTCCACAGTGTGCCGCCAACGAATACTACATCGTCAATGACTTTGGTATCACGCTCTAAGAAGTAGACATTATCATGAACAGCACAGGCCGCACGAAGTTCGTCAAGCCCAGCAAAGAATTTGCCGCTATCATAGAACTCGTGATTGCCAGCTACATAGACAACATGAGGAAATTGGAAAGAACAACGCTTCAAGAAATCACGGAAACGGATCCCGTATTCGCTTTCAGGCTTATTAACTTTGCTGGCAACCATTATGTCACCGGAAAGAATCAATACATCAGCACCCATTTGATTTTGGATATTGATGTCTGCGAATTCTAGATGGAGGTCTGATACTAATTGGATTTTCATAGTATTATTATATACTCAGTTAATGAATCTGTCAACAGTCGTGTATCCGCCATAAATATTGATCTATACAGGAGGTATCCAAAAATGGATAAACGCACACAGAGACAGCAGGCTCTACAACAGGATTGGACCCTAAATCCTCGTTGGAATGGAATAAGAAGACCATACACAGCAGAGGAAGTCGTTCGCTTACAAGGCTCGAAGACTTTCCCAAATCAGTTTGCTGTTGAACAATCAAAAAAACTATGGCGTATGCTTCTAGAAGAAGATTACGTCCACACACTAGGTGCCCTTACAGGCATGCAGGCCTTACAGCAGGTCAAAGCAGGACTCAAAGCAATTTACTTATCAGGATGGCAGGTCGCAGCAGATGCTAACCTAGCCGGCGATATGTATCCCGATCAAAGTCTGTATCCAGCAGATTCAGTACCAGCAGTTGTTCGCAAGATTAACAATACATTTGCCCGTGCTGATCAGATCGCATGGAGTGAAGGTGTTGAAAAAGATTTCTACGCACCAATCGTTGCCGATGCCGAAGCAGGGTTTGGCGGAGTATTAAACGCATATGAATTAATGAAGGACATGATTGAGGCAGGTGCCGCAGGTGTCCATTTTGAAGACCAATTGGCTAGTGCCAAAAAATGTGGTCATATGGGAGGAAAAGTCCTTGTACCAACCAGAGAAGCAGTCAATAAACTTGTTGCCGCTCGTCTCGCTGCTGATGTTATGGGCGTGCCTACTCTTGTTATCGCACGTACTGATGCCGAAGCCGGTAACCTTATCACTAGCGATATTGATGATAACGACATTCCTTTTCTTACTGGCGAAAGAACTGTCGAAGGTTTCTATAGAACCCGAAACGGAATCGATCAAGCCGTCAGCAGAGCAGTCGCTTACGCTCCTTACGCCGACCTTGTATGGTGTGAAACAGGGAAACCTGATCTTGATTTCGCTAGACAATTCGCAGAAAGAGTCCACAAGCACTTTCCAAATAAAATGCTAGCCTATAACTGCTCGCCAAGTTTCAATTGGAAGAAGAATCTAGACGATGCTACCATCGCCCGGTTCCAGCGTGAACTAGGTGCTATGGGCTATAAGTTCCAGTTCATCACCCTAGCAGGTTTCCATAACTTGAACAACGGTATGTTTGAACTAGCACACGGTTATGCTCGCGAAGGTATGACAGCGTTTGTCAAGATGCAGGAACAAGAATTTGCTAATGCCGCTATAGGCTTCGAAGCAGTCAAGCATCAACGTGAAGTTGGTACAGGTTATTTTGACCTTATAACTACCACTGTTGAAAAAGAAGCCTCAACACAGGCATTAAAAGGTTCAACAGAAGAAGAACAGTTTCATTGAATCATGATAGTTTATATACACGGTGCTTCAGCAACTGCCGAAAGTTTTACACACATTCGGCAGTTTGTTAAACAGCATTATAAGAGAGAACCCGAAGCGTTATTAGAATACTCTAGTAAAGACGGGTTTGAAAACAATCTCTCAAAAATGAAAGAACAACTTAAAGACGCTCAAAGATTATTCTTTATAAGTCATAGTCTAGGGGGCATTTATAGTTTATATCTCGCTAATCATTATAAAGATAAAACAGTAGGAGGTATAAGTTTGTCTACACCATACGGTGGCAGCAAAGAAGCAGACTTTGCTAGATACTTTTTACCGTTCAACCAACTAATGAGAGATATAGGTTCTATAAGAGGTCCGTTATATGATTCTAGATATTTAGATGCTCCGCCTAATTGGGCTAATGTTGTTACTACAACTGGTACTAGTCCTTGGATCCAACGAGACAATGACGGTGTTGTAACTGTAGAAAGTATGAGATTTAGAGAAGATTTTGAACTGATCGAAATGAGACTAAATCATTATGAAGTAGTTTTAAGCAACGCAGTAGTAGAGTTGATATTAGAAAGGATCGGTAAATCACTTAAATAACTGATGACAGAACTAATTTATACCCTAGTGATGGTACAACTCACTATCGCGTGTGTTACTCTATATCTACATAGAAGTCAAGCACATAGAGCAGTACAGTTTCATCCTACGGTCGCACATTTTATGCGTTTTTGGTTATGGATGACCACAGGCATGAATACTCGCGAATGGGTAGCAGTACACCGTAAACATCATCAGGCTGCTGATACAGAACAAGATCCTCACTCACCTAAACAACACGGTATATGGCGTGTGTTGTTTGGCGGCGCTTTATTATATGTAAAAGCAAAGAAAAATAAAATTTTAGTTCGTGATCTAGGTATTGGTACGCCTGAAGACTGGATTGAAGAAAATGTTTACACTCCCCACCCCTTGATGGGAATTCTTTTGATGTTGATCATAGATCTTGTTCTTTTTGGTCCTATCGGGTTTATTGTGTGGGGAGTCCAAATGATATGGATTCCATTCTGGGCCGCTGGTGTTATCAACGGTGCGGCTCACTGGTGGGGATATCGTAACTACGATGTTAAAGATACTAGCCGTAACTTATGGCCCTGGGCTGTATGGATAGGTGGCGAAGAGCTTCACAACAATCATCACGGCGACGGTACTTCGGCAAAGTTCAGCAAGAACAAATGGGAATTTGATATAGGTTGGTTTTATATACGAATCTTAGAAAAATTAAGGCTTGCAAAAGTTAGATCCACGCCAACCGTTTAAACTAACACCCACCCATTCTTTCCATTCATCTTGTTTGCCTAGCATATAGGCAGGCATATAATACCACTGAAGGAAAAGCCATACATTAAAGTCAAACAGAGCGTCGACTGGCTCCCAGAAATAATTCATACAGTATTTAACGCTAGATAATTAATTACATGCCTAGACTATATATTGTTGGTGACAGTTTTACTGCTGCGGAAAAACAGGGAAGAGATCAAGAAAAGACCTGGTGGTATCGACTAGCACAAAAGCTAGAGTGTTCGGGATTCATGAACTGGTCTATGATTGGTTCTGCCCAAGAGTATGCTTGGTACATGTTACAGGTACAACTCCAAGACATACAGCCCGATGACTATCTCTTGATAGTAGCCACACATCCGGCCAGACGTTGGTGGGTCGTTGACGATCCTACATTAGGCAAAGTTGAATTTTTAAACGATGCCAAACACATAGATCCAAACATATCCAAGACTGCCGCTCTCTGGGAAAGATATGTACAGAGGCCGCAATTAGACAGTATCGCAACACTACAACGGCTAGGATGGCTATCTGCTATCACACATAGTAGATCTTGGAGACCACCTTTGGTAATTTTTGGATTTAATCAGATGGTTCCTGGCTATGACGAATTTAAGAATATAAAATTTTCTAAAGGTAGTCTTACGGAAAATATAGCCACACCCGAAATACCCGGCGGTCACACTAACGATGCTTATAACAGTCTTATACAAGGAGTCGATCCGAGATATAATCATCTCTGCCTAAGAAATCACGAAGTTCTTTTGAACAAAGTATACGAAACATTTGTTAACGACGCTGAATTAGATCTTACAACAGGATTTGATCTGGGAATATTAACAGAACAAACTCTTCAAGATCCTAAGTTTATAGAAAAAGAACTCGATCTTATAAAAGTAGAACAACGAAAATCTACGATCAAAACACGCAATATTTTATCTATGTTTCAGATGAGTAAATTTGGGTGATAAAAAAACCCGCCTTAGCGGGTTTTTATTATAGCTCAGGGTCTTCTGGTGGTACAGGCATTGGTTTGCCTAGTGAACTCATCATCGGTTGAGCTGGTGGACCAAAGGAACTTGTGGCCCCGAAGGCACCTGCCGGAGTCGCTCCCGGTGTTGGCATAGCTGGTCTATTGATACTTAGATTAGCACCACCAAAGCTGGCGTTAGCACTAAATCCTCCACTTGGAGGTGGTGTGCTAGGACTTGGCGATACAGTCGGTGCTTTATTAGCGGCATCTAATGCTTTCATTCTAGCATCTTTGTCGTTACCGGCTAACATAATTCCAGACAGCGTACCAGTTAGGAACGTCGCGATAGGAATGATCAATTCAAAAAACTTTTGATCAATAGGACTTATGGCATTTAATGGTTGTGTTACGAATATAATAGAATACAAAACAACAAAAACAATACCTGTCAAAGTCAGTGCTAGACAGACACCAATGAAGAATTTTAATCGAGCCATCAGTTGCTCTTCAGTATAGATAAAGACTTCTCCTGTATCCTTATCTTCTCTCTTTATGCTTTTAAGTAGTTCCATTATTTGCATCCTTTATTGTCTACGGGTGGTGATACAAGAGGTTTCGCTGCTGCTATTTCTCCGTCTTTAGGTGGACCCAATCTAGGATCTCTCTGCCCTTTAAAAATATGTTCTGGACAGGTTCTAGTTACATCACAAGTGGGTAGTTTACACATCTCCTTATCCCAATTCTTGGGATCTTGGCAAGGATAACGGAAAGTGTCACCACCAATGCAAGCTAAAAGCAATGGTAAAGCCAGCAAGAGTGCCAGCCATTTTATCATCTTTCTATCGTTCATATCGCTCCTTTCGCTCCAGATATTACATACTGTTATTTAACAAAAAAGCCCGAAAATATCTCGGGCTTTAATTTGTTGATAATATGCTATTATTATTTGCCTGATAGTGGATTATCCAATGCTTTCTGAATCTTTGAATCGATTTCTTTACGTAGCACACGCAGGTCTTGATCTGTTTCGCGAGATAACTGCTTACCATCACGCTCTACTTGTTCAACAACCTTTTCAAGTCTGCGAATGTCCTGCTTCAAATCGTTCTTGATGTCTTGTGTGTATTGTACAGACTTTTCACTGTTCTGCATCGTGATTTCCATCTTCTTGTTTAGTTCAGATAAGTCTGGAGCAACGTATTCGGCGATACGTTTCTTCATACTTTGATAATCTTTGTAAACTTCAAATGCTCCGTACAGTCCGCCGAGTGTTGACGATACGATAGTAAATGCTACCATAAGTTTGGCAGGTGTAAATTCGTATCCTCCGATGCTAATTACAGTATCTTTACTAGCATACTTCTTCACTGCCGCTTCGGCGTCGTCAATTTTAGCATTAACGTCTTTAATTTCTTCTCCCATTTCCCTCCTCCTTAGTTAGACAATGGGTTGTCTAACGCTTTTTTAATTTTATCGTCAACTTCTTTTCTAATAGCACGTAGTTCGTTTTGTGTTTCTTTCTGATTACGTGTCATTTCTTGATTGACTTCTTTAATAGTCTGATCACTATACCTTCTAACTTCTTTAAGAGTCCCGTCAACATCTTTTCTCAGTTCCTTGGTTGTAGTGTCTACTTCTCGTTTAATATCTTTAACAGTATTATCAGTGTCTCTGATAGCATTGCCACTTTTTCTTTCAAGATTTTCAACTACACCTTCCACTCTTCGAATATCGTTCTTAAGATCGTTTTTAATATCTTGCGTATATTCGACCATCTTGCCTGTGTTAGCGTCTAAGACTTCCATCTTTTTATAAATTTCGGTTAGGTCAGGAGTGACATAATTTGCGATCTTATCTTTCATATCCATATAATCTTTGTATACTTCGAATGTTCCGTAAAGTCCACCGAGAACAGATGATATGATACCGCCAGCGATCATCAACTTAGCAGGTGTAAAAGCATAACCGCCTATACTAATAACAGTATTATCGCTGAGATACTTTTCTTTAGCTGCTTCTAATTCGTCAACTTTTTTATCTAGATCTTTTTCTTCGGACATTGTAATAACCCCTTCATTGTTGTCCACGATTCAGTTGATTAGCCAACTGTCTCATTTTAATAAGTTCTGATGCTGTTGGTCCAGAACTTTTTCGGCTTTCACTTTGTGTAACTGTTATATTTTTAGGTTCTTTATAATACCAAATGTATATAGAAACTAAAAGCAATACTTCTAATAGATAAAATATCATAAAAGATTCGAACAACAGCGACATTTCCATTATTGCCCCCTATTATATTGTTGATCAATCATTTCACTGTGTAGCCTATCTGATCCAGTCATTAATCTTCGACCAGAAGGACTATCTACATTTCTCTGGCCTTTGTATATTTCAAAAGGTTTATATCCTGCTGCGTCTTGTAACATAACTTTCCCGTAGGCATCGAACCCCGGAGTGAACCCCATGGCCTGTACTACTACATTCTGTACTGCTACCTGTGCTTCCATAGTAGCAGCTTCGCCCATCTTATTAGCTAGATTCTTGCCTTCTTCTACTGCCTTAGTTCTTGCTGCTTCTAGTCTACGTTCTGCCAATGCCTGTCTAGTCGTTTTAGGTTCATTCTTATTATCAGTACTAGTCGATGTTGTAGTGGTGGTATTTGTGGTACTCGCTGTTTCAGTTTTCTTTTCTTCTTTCTTTTCTTCTTTAGATGAAGATGTTGTTGCGGCAACGGCTGCTGTAGTTGCGGCTGGTGCTGGTGCTGGTGCTAGTGGTACGGTAGCTGTTGCTGCCTGGGCAGGACTAGCAGATGTTGCTGTAGTTGTAACAACACTATTAACCACTGGATCACTAACTAGGGGTGCTGCCTGGGCTACAGGATCACTAGTGGCCGCGGCCACAACGATCGTTTCTGGTTGTGTAGTGATAGTAGTCGATGTTGACGGACTGGCAACAACATATTTTAAAGCATAAGCCTGAGCATATCCTGTACATCCCGAGTCATATAACGGATTAGCGGTACACTGTTGTACATAATAGGCATCAGCGTATCCTGAACAATTAACACTGTATAAAGGATTTAGAGTACATTGCTGATTAAAATAAGCAGTTTCATATCCTGGGCATGTTGTTGAATACAATGGATCTACTGAACATTGATAGTCAAGATATGCTTGAGCATATCCAGGACAATTTGAATTGTATAAAGGATTTACTGAACACTGTTGAGTAAAATAAGCGGCTGCGTATCCTGGGCATCTTGAATCGTATAACGCACTAATAGTACATTGCTGTGATAGGTACGCTTCAGCATAGCCTGGGCAGTAGGCGTTATTTAAAGGATTAGAACAATCAGCAGCTTGTGTAGAATTTAAACTCCAGTTAGCGATATTGCCAACACCCGGTATGCCAAAGAACTGATGAGTCTTTTCGCCTAATCTAAGATCACCGATAGTTCCTATAGTTACCTGCTGTTGAGAATTTGTATTAGCATAGTTAGCACCTATAAATCCGCTAGGACGCAATTCTAAACTAAATGTGTTGAGATTATTGGGATTACTAATATCGGCAATGTTATCCCAATGATATCGTATATGATCGGAACTACGAGTTGTATAGAATTGAGAACTAGGACCGGGATATAAGTCAGTCCAGAAAGGAGCGATGGTATAATTAAATTGTGCTCCGTATCCTATCGTATTTTGACTCAGATCAGGTCCGCCACAGCAGTACGCCCAGGCTCCTGGATTATATCCAGCACCTTCAATGGGACTCATCGGATCTAAGAAACTAACTACTCCGTTTGAATGCATCCACGAATTAGTAAAGGTTCTTCCGTAGAAAGGAAATGCGAACGGCAACGGAACATGAGCATAGGTATCATCATAGAATGTATAATAGGTTCTAAACCCGGGGCAGGCAGGCGAGGACTGAGGATCTACTGTACATGGATCCGGGGCATACCTTAGTGCGATATTAACGTTACTGACCTGCGGTCCATAATATCCTGCCCAGAAGCTGCCGTCTTTGCCAGAAAACTCTACAGACAAGTTTCCTAAGTTACCTACTTGATAAGGACTAACGTATGTTTGACTACCGCTAAATGTTTGATTACTAATTAATCCACTATAATTCTGATTGAAGTTATGTAGAAGACTGCCGCCGCTACTGTAGGTATTGATATTAGCAGACAGTGTGCCAGGGGCACTAGTAGTTCCGCCAATGTTACCGTTAGTGATCGTCCAAGACCAATTATAACCATTAACCATTATACCAGAACCTTGGAGAGCCTGGTTAATAGCAATAGTCTGTGCTACAGTAGATTGCGTATAACCAAAATAGATAGTGTTGTTGCTGGAATTATATCCAGGTTGATTACCACCACTGAGACCAGCACCTGTTCCGCTGTATGGTACAGTACCGGTCCAATTATTGGTTATCAAATTACCTGTAGTTTGTTCCTGGGCATTAGAGTAAGAGAATGAGCAGAAGAATAGCACCACCACTAATGCCCCAAAATGTTTTGCTATTCTGTTCATTATTCTGCTCATTTATTACTTTGGGTCTAAAGACTCTTTCTTTTCTTCTTGCTTAGGTGGTTCTCTAAGATCAACGGTCGGTGCTTTTACAGCATAATACCCGACATTATCTTTCTTTTGATTGCTAATAACTCCTCGTCTTTCCCATTCTGCTTTAGCAGCTTCACCGATCTTACCTTCGATAGGACAAGGTGTTCCAGCAGCTAACATCGCTGCGAACACTCGTTCATCCTGACATAGATTTGCGACGGCCGCTACTTTCATACCCATATCATATAAGTTCTTTGAAAGTTTAATCCTTTCGCAGTTCATATCTCGCATCGTGCCGCCCATGGATATACCAAGGATCTGTGTTTGAACTGCCCCACTAGCTGCCACTGCACAGACATCGTTATTGATGGTAGTTATAGCAGGGGCAACAGCCGTAGGTGGGGGGGATTTAATTGTTGTTTCACTGGTTGAGTTTGTTGTGCTACGTGATGTAGAATCAGTTACGATTGGCTCTGCTGACGCAGATACAGCCATAGCAGCTAAAGCTACAGATATTAATACTTTTTTCATTTTATTCGCTCCCGGTAACCCGTATTAATATTTAATTTGATAGTACAAAAAATTAACCAGCTACATAATGATTTAGGTTAAATACATTACTATGAGATTCTTTGAATTTAATCAATCAATAAACGAAGGCGGCGATTCTAAAAGCACTCAGTTTAACTCTGAAGTGGGTTTATTAGCCGCAATGTGCGGGGTAGATCCTACTTCCTTTGACCCGAAAAATCCTGCCCCTAGTTTTGCTAACAGTACCTATACAGTAGGTAATAGTACCTTTGCTAACATTCAAGCACAGGCAGATAATTACAATCCTACAAAATTTAACAAGTGGGTCACTAGTGTAGGACCTAAAGTCGCTAACTTGATTCTAACAGAGTTAACCAAATTAAAAATGCCGGCACCGACTGAGCTATCGTGGGTAGGTGGTCAGAACCAATCAAGTGTAGCTGATGTTAAATTTGTAAATCACCCGGTAGACGGTATCAGTGTCAAAGAAGCAGGAGCTCCTACATTAGCCAACCTAACAGCCAAGTCTCTAGGGTTAGATGGTGAGGATCCTGATGTTTTCCGTCAACACGCCCCAGCCGAGTGGGATGCTGTTAAACAATATGTATTCAAGAAGGTAATTGAAATTGCCAAAGCTCAACCAGGCAAAGCATTTTCACCTATCAAGTCTAAGTATAGCATCACTTATATGGAAGGCGAAATTCCACAAGATGCTAAACGGTTAAAAGTTCCTAAAGTTCCACAACAACAGGCACCAGCTGTAGAAGAAGATGTAGCCAGCGGTGGTTATTTTGTTATCAACTTTGGAGACGGTATAGTTAATGAGCCTGAAGAACGCATCATGACAGACTTGCCAAAAAATGCGGCATGGCAGCGAGTATTTGGTGATTACTTTCAAGGCTATTGGAAAAAAGACACAGATCTCAAACAACTAGGCGAACGCCTGTTTATTAAAATCGGACAAGACTTTGTAGCTAAGATCAAGCTAGGACTGGCACAGGCTGCTAAATTACACAGTGCTGTAAAAATGGGGGACAAAAGTTATTTCTATGCGACACCGAAAGCAGTATTCTATGTTCCATCAGTGACCAGTACTCAAGGTTTAAAACTAATCGACCTAAAATACACCGCTCCTCAAGGAACGAATCAAAACTTCTTAGCGACCATCGGATATCCCGGACAAACTCCAGCCAGCGTACTAATCTATATTCGCTACGCTAATGGTATTTTCCAAACTAATCCCACTGTAAGAGTACAAAGACTTACTAATCCCGAAGGACTAGGTTGGATCAAATTATAATTCAGGAAATAAGCAGTCCTGGATAAAGACTTTAACATCTTCCTCATCAAGACCTAGACTAGTCATAACCCGCGGAGTATGCGGGTTTTGTTTTTGATTCTGTGCGTAAAAATTCTGTTCAAATGTTGTATCGGTTACTTTATTATTAGTGTTACCCACGGTTTCTAAGTAATGGTTTACCAATATATGCGCCAATGATTCTATCTGATTGAGTTCTTCTTCTTTTTGTACATTTCCAGCAGCGACCATATGTGGACTGAAAATACGCTGTGCCCAGTCAGGCAATTCACGCTTGCGGATCCATTCATATCTACTGACTTCCTCAGCAAAGTACTGGATCATAGGATGTTCTCGATCTGTAGTAGGACTATAGTCAATAAAACAGCCAGTGATCTTGTTCTTACCTGCGATAACATCAAAGCCAAAGATAGGTGCCGGGTTATGGATATGAGGAAAAACACAGCAGTGCATCATCCAGAGGCCCTTTGTGGATCGGGCATCGACTACATCGATATGAGCTCTACGATAGTTACCGCTGGTCCATACTCTATTAACCCAACCCGGCTGATTAAATCGATCCATTCCTGGTTCAAAAATTTCTATACCAGTTTCTGAAAATAATCTTTCTAGAGTTTGTTGGATATCAATTAGTTTGTTCCAAACTTGACTCATTAAGTTCCTTCATTATGGCTATGGCATGATCAAAAGCTACGTTCGCTTCGTCGCCTAGGTCATCTGTGAGCTTTTCTCTGATCTTGCTAATAAGCTCATCTCTATTTCTAAATTCATAGAACTTACCGCTGCCGGGTACTTTCTTAGCGATCATTTGTCCGCCGTAGAGATCGCCCATGTGTCTAACATACAAGTGAGCCATTAACAGGGGATGCCTTGACTCATCTTCAAACAACTCGTGAAGATATCGAGTATAGTTTTGAGTTGCTGTTAGGATTTTGATATTTGCTGTGACATCGAGTTCTTTGAAATCTTCAAATATATTCAAAGCTCGACCTAGGCCTGCGAGTTCTTGTATAAGTCCTGCTTTGGCACAATAGTATTCTAATTTTCCATACACTTCTAACATCTGTGCCAGATATAGAGCATACATCTCTTTGCTTATATTGCCGCTTAGTAACAGTTTAGCAAATTCTGTACGTTCAGCGTCGTGGTGCTTTTCTTTGGTAAGTTCTTTAAGACTCATTCAATACTCCTGAAAAATATACGCAGATATTTATTGTTCTGCGTATATCAGGAAAAATTATTCTTCCTCTACTCGGATCTGTAAAGGAAAACCATTTTCTTGAGCAATACGACTAGATTCTACACCCTTGTTCTCTGCTATTTCGTATGTATATACACCAACTACAGCAGCACCAGTTTCGTGTATCTCTAAAGTAATATCACGAGACCTAGCTTCATCGTGTTTAAAAATGTTAATCAAAAGATCCATGACAAATTCCATAGGTGTTTGATCATCATTTAAAAATACCACTTTCCACATTTTTGGTGGTTGTAGTTCGATCTTAATTTTGCTTTCAATTTGGATATCTGTATCAGCCATTTTATGCTCCGTTGAGGGGGAGTTGCCTCCCCCTAGATGTATACTATTACTTAACCTCAATCACTTCGATTTGGCGTGGTAATAGAGCGTCCGGAACCTTTCTTTCAATCTGGACTAGCAATAGACCGTTTTTAATTTCAGCCTTTACTATTTCCATATGTTCTGCGAGCGTAAATCTACGTTCAAAGTCTCGGAAAGCGAGCCCTCGATGTAGATACTCTGGAGCAGGATCTTGTGAAACTGTCTTTTGTCCGCGGATCGTCAATTGATCGCCTTCTACCTCTACAGCAACTTCGCTCTTTTCAAAGCCTGCTACTGCTACAACGATATCATATAGGTTTTCAGAAACCTTTTCGATGTTGTAAGGTGGGTAGTTGTTAGTTAATTGATTCGCGAAACGTGTTTCGAACGTATCAAATAACTGATCAAAACCGATAAGTGCTCTGTTAAGAGCGTTAGTGTCGAACCGTGTTAAATTTCCATTCATTTTATTTCTCCTTGTTAAGCAAGAATGTATCGAGGCCTCACCTGAGCACCTCTTATGAGAGTTTAAGTCGTTTGCTTAAACTCCGCATCGACCACATCATCTTGGGCAGGTGTTTCTGTCTGCTTTTTAGATTCTGCGATCTTTTGGCTAGCTACGATCAAATCGCTGGTCTTTTGTGTGATAGCGTCTTTGTCATCGCTAGTCAATTCTTTCTGAAGAGCTGCGATAGCATCTTCGATTTCTTTTTTATCTGTGTCTGTGAGTGTGGTTTCTTTTAGATCATTTTCTACACTGTTGATCATTGATTCAGCTTGATTCTTAGCATCGATCAACTCACGTGCTTTCTTATCAGCTTCAGCATTGGCTTCTGCGTCGCGGATCATCTGTTCGATCTGCTCTTTGCTTAGACCGCTGTCGCTCTTGATAGTAATCTTATTTTCTTTACCTGTGCCTTTGTCTTTGGCTGAGATGTTCATGATACCGTTGGCATCGATATCAAAAGTAACTTCGATCTGAGGAGTACCACGACGTGCGGGGGCAATGCCTTCTAGATTAAATTCTCCCAGGATCTTATTATATTGGAACAGCTCGCGTTCGCCTTGTCCGACTTTAATAGTCACGGCAGGTTGATTATCTTCTGCTGTTGAAAACACTTGACTAGCCTTAGTAGGAATGGTTGTGTTCTTCTGTACAAGTTTAGTAAACACACCGCCCATTGTTTCGATACCTAGACTCAATGGTGTAACGTCTAACAATAGAACGTCTGTGCGATCACCTGCTAGTACTGAACCTTGAATAGCCGCACCAACTGCTACTGCTTCATCTGGGTTAACATCTTTACGTGGTGCTTTGCCGAAAAGTTTTTCAACTTCTTCTTGTACTTTAGGCATACGTGTTTGACCACCGACAAGGATGACTTCGTCAATATCGTTAGCTGTAACTCCAGCGTCTTTCATAGCGATACGGCATGGCTCTAGACTACGTTGGATCAGCTCATCGACTAGTCCTTCTAGTTTAGCTTTAGTTAACTTCACAACAAGATGCTTAGGTCCGCCAGCATCGGCAGTAATATATGGTAGATTGACTTCTGTTTGATTACTGCTAGATAACTCTATCTTAGCTTTCTCAGCAGCATCTTTTAATCGTTGTAGAGCCAACATATCTTTGGTTAGATCGATTCCTTGTTCTTTCTTAAACTCGTCGACCAAGTAATCCATGATGCGTTGGTCAAAGTCTTCACCACCAAGGAATGTATCACCGTTGGTGCTTAGAACTTCAATTTGTTTGTCACCATCTACATTCGCGATCTCAATGATCGATACATCGAAAGTACCGCCACCAAGGTCGTAAACAGCAACTTTCCTGTCAGCTTTATCAGCTTTATCAACGCCATAAGCAAGAGCTGCCGCAGTAGGCTCGTTAATAATACGGAGTACTTCCAAGCCTGCGATTTTTCCAGCATCCTTAGTCGCCTGTCTTTGGCTGTCGTTAAAGTATGCAGGAACTGTAATGACCGCTTGTGTAACTGTTTCACCTAAATAGTCCTCTGCTGTCTTTTTCATTTTACGCAAAACTTCAGCACTGACCTGTGGTGGTGCTAGTTCTTTATCTTGTGCTCGGATCCATGCGTCACCGTTTGAAGATTCAAAAATCTCATAGGGCATTAGATCTAAGTCTTTCTGTACTGCTTTTTCGGTAAATTTACGACCGATCAAACGCTTGGCTGCGTAGATGGTATTTTTAGGGTTTGTAACTGCCTGTCGTTTCGCTGAAGCACCTACTAAGATTTCATCATTAGCGTAGGCGACAATACTAGGTGTAGTTCTAGCACCTTCAGAATTTTCAATTACTTTGGAATTTCCTGCCTCGATGATAGCCACGCACGAATTGGTGGTTCCGAGGTCAATACCGATGACTTTGCTCATATTTTATCTCCTTTAATTAAGCAAGATTTAAGTTTTGGGCAAACTGCCCGTTTGTAAGACCCGAAGCATCTTACAAAAATATTTATCTCTGATTAGCGAATGGGGCAAACATTTTACCGTCTATGGAACTGGCAGAACGTAGCTTAGTAAACACATTCTGTACGCCCACAGCTTGATTCCACGCATCTTCTAAAGCATGATGTTTTAGCACTGGAGGACGACGGGGGTCTATACCTATATCAAAAATAGTACGAGTATCTCGTACTTCCCAGAAACTCCAGGGTATTGCTTTGCCCATCTTGCGGAATAAGTTTTCGCAGATAATAACGTCAAAACCAGCACCGTGACTCCAAACACGCTTCGCGCCCCAGCAGAACTTGTACAGTTGATTCATCGCATCGATGATGTCAATCCTTCCGTCGGGACTAAATGCTTCCTCTTGTGCTTCTTTGCTTTGATTAGCCCACCAATCTAATGTTGCGGTGGACACAGTACAGCCTAGTCGATCACAGCTATCAACATCTACTTTTACATAGAATTTTTCCATAGCTGGTTCTTCTATTTCAGATCCAAAGGGATCAAACTTTACGGCACCGATAGTTAATATTGTAGCTGAGGGGAGAACGTCAAGCGTCTCTAGGTCGATCATAATATCTGTATTCATATTACTATTATACTTTCTATTACTTCAATCGTCAATGGTTTAAAAAAGTTTTGGTGGTAATTGTTGATCTTTTATTTTTTTCTTCCAACGAGCACGAGCAGCCGATTTAGCTTTTTTACGTGCTTCTGATGGTTTAGTATAATGTTCTCTTTCGCGAAGAGTTTCTAAAAGTTTAGAATCGCTGATCTTGTTCTTAAACTTTCTAAGGGCCTTCTCGATGTGTTCGCCCTCTTTAACTATAACTGTAACACCTCTACAGATTCGATTATCGTATTGATTTCTCATAGGTTGCGATTGTATTCTCCAAAAGTTCGTAGCATTGATTTACATCTAAAATGCTGTTATTATTAATTATATCTAGATCACGCAAATGGCCAAAATAGTAACTGTTTATCTGAGCACTGAAATAACCAGTAAGTTCTCCGGATATATTATCTATGTCATAAATGATTAATTGACTTTTATTCTTCTTATCTATCAACCATTTCATGTCATTGCCAGGTGCCCACATATAAAGGATTGTGTTAGGAATCTTGGGCAACTGTGTTAATGCCGACGAGATTAAATTGGTTTTATCTTGAGATATTCCTACTAATAAAATCCTTAATCCGTCAGTATCAATATCGTCGGGCGGTGTGATTAAAAGCAGTTTGTTACCGATCATATTTTCTTTAATATTTCTGTGATTGTTTCAAGATCAGAATTTTCTAAATCTTCTGGTTTGATTAATCTAGATCTCAATTGGATGATCAAATTGATAACCCTTTGATATTCGCTGTCATCGACTTCCGGAAATTCGTAGTTATCGATGATGTCGTTTGAGAGAAAGGTATATAGTTGATTAACGAGATCGTATCTCGAATCTTCGTGTTTGATGTTCTTAAAACTTTTCCAGATAGTAGATTCATTCTGTTCAGAATTTTGTCTATAATCTATTTCAAAGGCTTCTGTACCTGCTCCGGTCCTAATTTCTCCAGATAGGTCAGATCCTTTTTTTTTAGATCTTCGTTAGGTTCTATTACTTCAGTTAGATCTGGTTTTAGTCTTTCTTCGACTACAATATCATTATAGCTCTGTGCGATTTCGTCATCTGTGAGTATTTCTGTATTGTAGTAAGGCTCAGTCATCCAAGGCAGCTCACTGATAGAACCATGATCAAACAATCTACGCTGGCGTTTTAGGCTGTCATGAGGATGTTCAGATTTCCATACTTTCATCGCTTCTTTTTCTAAGCGATCAGCAGAGTCCATCATTTCATCATCTTCTTTTTCTATTTCATTTTTGGCAGCACGTTCAGCTTCCTCGATCATCTTGTTCCATTCTTCTAGAGCAGATGTTTCATCTTGCTTAGGCTCTGGTTCAGGTTCAGGCTTGCTGAAAGAAAACCCTTTCACAGCCTTGACCATGTTAGATAACCTTAGTTTTGATTCGCTTTCGACAGCTGGTTCGGTCTGCGCCACAGCGGCATCGGGATCCGGATTTCTCAAAGGAAACGGCCAAAACTTAATGGTATTAGTATCGTCTAAGATTTCTTTAGGCTGTTCTTGTTTGTCCCAGAAGCGGGCACGTTCTTTGATCTTATCAAACCAGTCGCTGACTTCAGCATCTTCGGGTTCAGCAGGGCGCTGGCCACGAGTCCATTGATAGGTCATCTGACTGCCCAACAACAATAAAACAGCTAATGGATCAAAGACAATAACAATGATCATGATGACCCAAGTTACTGCTTTTTCTAAGATATTTTGATCCGGGTTATCGCCATAGATAAGTTTAGCGATATATTTTATTGGACCAACTTCTGCTTCTACCTTACGTACTTCAGCGGCGATAGGTGCCCGTTCTTCACTAAGTTGACTAATTGTTTTCTGTTCAGCGGCAATCTCAGAAAGCAGTCGAGAGCGTTCTTTGGCCTGCGACCTACGCAACGCAACTGCCTTGTCGGCACCTTTTTCGTCTTGGCTTCGACCCATAACTTGGTCCACAGCCTCATCCATTTGTCTAAGTGCTTTACGATTCGCATCGATGTTGTCTTTAGATGTTTTGATCTTTTCATCATAGATAGCGATCTTTCCCTGTACATCTCCGCTGACGATGTTTTGATCCAAATGAGCTTTTGACAAGAAACCAAAAATACCCATCGACGTGATCAACATAAGGACCACTACTGCGATAGACATGTAGATTTTCATGAATCGTGGAATCGATTCCCAGTAGGCTTTGAGCCAACTGGCTGCTACCAGTTTGGCTACTTCTAGTGTGGTACCCATGACCACCACTGGCCAAAACGCCGCAGCAAAAATAGAAGTTAACCCTATAACGCTGTAATAGATTGCTACAGCGGATAGGGTTATACCTGTTAGAAATAGTAATAGGGCAAATATCATAGAGTATTATTTATTCTAGTTCGTACCACGTCCATCTTTTATTCCAATGGGTGTGACAAGCAGCCGCAACTATCGATTCTTTTTTTCCAAAGGCATAAACCACAGTTAGCACATGTTTACAATATCCGCCGTTGCCTTTTTCTAAAGCCAACACCTGCGAGTAGCCGTGGGCACCATTGTTTTGCCATTTAACTTTTTCATTTACTTCTGCGTAAACAAGAGCATGCCATTGAGCAGTTGAATAGTATTCCATCTGCTCGTCAGTGAATGACTTACCCCAACCAAGACTTATTCTCGGTGATATTTTAAATGTTTCTTCATAAAGAAATTGTGGCGGTTTACCGGATGACTGTGCTAAACAGTACATGGGTATCACCAGAAGCATCTTTACAATAAACAGCCGTACGAGGTACATAATTATTCCCTTTCTGAATGTGTAACTGAGCATAATTGCAGTTCTTTGCCAGACCGGCCCTTACATCTACCAGTTTTCCTACAACATCGTCACTACATTGAGTCACACTTTCACTGGTCACTTCTTGACCATTTTTGACTGTGATAGTTTTATTGTTGTAGCAGTATTGATGACCGGTATCGGCAATTTTAGGATTTGACCCGCATCCAGTCAAAGCAATTACAATAAACAGCAAAGCAACGACTATCCAAAGATAGTTTTTCACTCTGTAGTTGTTCATTACTGTACCTTTGCGGTTTTAGATTCTGCGATTAGTTGTTCAAAAACACTTTTCTTCATTTCAAGACGCACATAGGTGTAGTGACGTCCATTCATAGTAAAGTGACCTTTTTCTGTTTTTACGTGTTTACGGATTGATGTATTATCCACTTTGTAAGAAATCAAAGTGCGTGTTGCCTTCTTGTCATCTTTGATATCGATTACAGTTTCAGAATTAACGATGCCGTTGATGCGTTTGGCAAAGTTATTCATTGCGATAGCGTCCATTTGTTCTTCTGCGGCTTGAGCATAGACTGACTCTCCAGCACCACAAGCATAGACCATGTCTTCTTTCCACCAGAACCAACCCTTAACACCTTCTTGGGCACAGTCTTGGTACCAAGATGGTTGAGCATAAGTTTTGCGGTCTGGAATATCCTTCATCGACGAACAGCCAGTGATGGCTGCTGCCAAAATGCCTACTGCGATTGCCTTTTTCATATGTGCCTTTCTGTGTGTGAGTAACGACAATATAAATTATAGCACCGTAGCCAACCAAAGTCAACTACGGTGATTACCAATTTATTTGAAGAATATCAAAGCCATCATCGCAGCCTGAAGGACAAATCCAAACCCGATAGTGACTAGATTTAAAATATCTTTTTGGACAGCTGCCTTGACAAACATCATAGCAAGACCTGTCCAAACTAGCAATACCAAATCAACTCCTGGGAGTCGATCGGTAAGTCCTGCCATCACTGCTAGCAGACTAGGAATAGTTGAAGCATGTAAAATTAATACAGCAAGCCATCCTAGTGCTTCAGCAGAAATATGGCTTAGTTTTTCGTTAAAGAAACATTTTACCGATTCGAGATTGAATGTCCAATCTTTATTTTCTAACATGATTATCCTCGAGACCTTTCTCTATAAAAAATGTGATTACCAATTCGTCCTATCTTGTCTAAGGACCATTTTGGATTCACGTAGTTGGCATGATAATACAACGCATCCTTTAGAACACTCAATCTAAAGTCTTCTAAAAGAACCTTTTTAGCTACTTCATAGCTTTCTTTGTAAGCAGCCGGATTAACAGGGCGTGTTTTATGAACTGAATCGCAGTACCATGAGAATTGGCAAACGACCTTATCCATAATCACACTCTTTTGATAAATCACTCCGCAGATATCTTTTGGGAAACTGGGATGTGCGACACGGTTCATAGTAACCTGTGCTACAGCTACCTTGCCTTCGAAGTTTTCATATCCGGCTTCTCTGTAGATATTCATTGCTAGGCAATCGAGCTGTCGCTCGCGTGTTTTGATTGAAACCACTTCTTGGCTATAATAGCCATTCTGTGCTTTTAGGGTTGTGAATTTATTAGCAGTGATCGTTTGAACTAGATAAACGACTGCGATAAATCCTGCCACATAGGCAAGTAGTCTTAATGACTTTTCCATACTGTATCTCCTTTCATTTGGTGTCACGATTAACTGCGACATTACATTAAGGGAGTTAACTTCACGAGGCTCTTGAAAGAACCCTGGGTTCGTGTAGTTGTCTCCATTGGACGCACAATCTCATAACTTGTGTGCCTTTGGAGCCTTGACCGCCCGAATCTCACGGGTTTCTCATAGGCCAAGACTCGCGGAACCGTTTCAGCTTTTGACATACTTTGGTTCTACTATCTTAGTTTCTTTGCGAAACGTATTTTATATAGCATATATCTCATATTATAGCATGAAAACCGGTAATTATCGACGCATTTTGGCGATATCCACTGCTTCTTCGTCCGAAAAAATCGGAACGGCATTACTTTTATGCATAGTTCCAATCCCTTTAATCATAGTACCAGTGTAGACCTTGTCGGGGGCTTTCAAGCATGGTGCCATATTGGTAGGATCCAAACTAGGAATTTTTGGACCAGTATCTCTACGATATGGTTCAGATTTTTCGGGAAAATACGTCTCTGACGCAAGAGCTCTAGACTTTTTCTTCTTTTCTATTTTGATGTTGTGTCGATTGAGTAGATCCTGCCAAGAATCGGCAAGTTCTCTAGCTTTGCGGGCCTGCTCAGCATTGCGAAACTTTTGCTTACCTTTTTTCTTGCCTGTAGTGCTAAGCCACGGACCTTCTAAATGCATAGTCATGATTGATTACTCAAAAAGATTATCAAAGTGATTAGAATTTTTAACAACTTTCTCGATCTTACGCATAATATAATCAGGAATTCTAAAACGGTAAGAACTACAGCTTTCAGTAATTTCGAAATTTCCCCAGCTTGTGCCTTTTACATAGGGAGGATGGTAGCCGTCGATTTCATTTTGAGCTATTTTTTTCCTACCGGTTTCATAAGCCTCGCGAATTTGATCCTGTATAAAATCGTCAGATAAATCGTAAACTCGTTCTTCTGTGACTATCTGAGCTTCATCGCTGTATTTGACACGATATTGCCTTTGGAACTTTTCTTTGATTGGACTTTGATCATACGATGTTGAAATAATATCACTGATACGCATAGAGCCCACAGTATGCGGACTAGTTGATTCGATCTTGCGTGACTTTACTTCAACTCCATAGTCAGCTAAATCGGGTCCGATACCAGAATTGATCTTATAGCCATTATCAGCCAATTGCTCCTCAATCCAATATCCAACATTACCGGAGTTCTGCCGCATTGGAATTTCTGTGCCTACAGCTATACCTTTCTTAATTTTGGTTACATTCATATGTTCTCCAAATCTGTTACTGATACAATAGTATAACATCTTTGTAAAAAAGGTCAAGAAAAAACCCGCCGAAGCGGGTTTTTGGAGTAACGCTATGTATTATCTGTTCATGACATACATAGTGATCTCAAATCCGTAACGCATTTCAACTGCTTCTGGTTTGGTCCACATAATGTTTCTCCTTTACTAATAAAACATACTATTGCCTTAGTATGTATCATTATTATACGACAAAAACACCAAGAAAACCATGCTGAAAATCATTAATCTCGCATCGCAAAATTAACTATTCAGTACCTTTGCTACAGAATTAATCACAGCAGCGATACGTCCAATATCACGTAGCTGATCGATTGAGTATCCTTCTGCTTTAAGCGTATCAAAGTGTGCCTTTACACAGAAATGACACTTACCGACTATGCTAGCAGCCAAACTATATGCTTCAAATCTAGCCTTAGTAGTTCCGCCGTGACTGGCAATAGCGTTCATACGTAGCTGCGGAGGAATACCTTCGAGGGCACCTCCGACCATTTCAACATATGGATACCAAACATTGTTCTGTGCCATGATACTGCCTGCGGTTAGGGCCGCATCGCGTTCTGTTACATCTTCTATATTGCTTTGGATGAAGGTTACTAACTTGCCATTACCGGTACTCATCGCGGCAGCAAGAGCACAACCGTTGGCTACGATCGGATCTAAAGTGGATCTGTTGATCACCGCATCTAGATTCAACCTAGCATCTTTGGCATAATCTGGTAACGCTTCCTTGGTTAATTCTACCCAGCTCATTTATTGTCTCCCTGTGTGTTACATGACGGGCAATGCCATCTTTTTAGATATTCGAACTGTTCTTGAAAACTCATTTTGTTAAGTCTCCTAAAATTTTATAACCTTTGCCAGTGGGGTGTATGCCGTCGGCGCTCATATGCGCCTTAGGACGAGGAATGATCGTATCACCGTATTCCTGTGCGATACGAACGATCGCATCGTGAGGAACAGGCTTTCGATCTTGTCCAGGATCTATCCAAAAGACACGATCTGCTTTGATAGCGGATCGCATCTTCCGTAGTTCACTTTCGGTTTTTACACCTCGATGATCATTGGCACCAAGACTAATGATCACAGTTTTTGCTGCCTGTGTTGAAGCCTTTGGCAGATAATCTTTGTTCCATTGCCAACTATTCCAGCCACCTTTAGAGTAGCTTACACATTCAGGACGAGCCATTGCTGTACCAACTGCGATGCTGTCGCCAATAATCATACAATCTAGCATATTATACCTTTAAAGTGTCGCCACCGACTTTACGGTTACAGGCACAGAGTTCACCTGTTTGTAGTGCGTCAAGAATACGCAGTGTTTCCTCTGGTGAGCGTCCAACGTTGAGGTTGTTAACTGTAACGTGTTGGATTTCGTTGTTAGGATCAACAATGAATGTAGCACGTAGAGCAGCGCCTGCTGGTGCGTAGAACACACCTAGTTGGTTGATCAAGCTCAATTCATTACGCTGTGTATCTGCGAATTGGATGTGCTTGATATTCTTTAGGTCGCTGTGAGCATTTTGCCAAGAAATCTTACAGAACTCATTGTCTGTACTACCTGTGAGCAATACAGCATCACGGTCTTCGAAATCACGTGCCAATTTATCATAGGCAACGATTTCAGTAGGACATACGAACGTAAAGTCCTTTGGATAGTAAACGATTACTTTCCATTTGCCTTCGAAAGATTTTTCTGTGATGTCAAAGAAAGCATCTTCTGGCTGTCCTGGCTTAACACCAGTTACTAAAAATGGATCAATTTTATGACCAACTGTTTTCATATCATTCTCCTTGTGTGTGTTTGAAAACTTCTAGAACCCTTTGTCCTATACAACAATTATACATTTAATTATCCTATTAATCAAGTATTTTTAATAGGTTTTTCATTGTATTTTTATATGAACGTCATTGAGTAAATCAATAACGTTTGAATCTAAGAGGTTAGAAAAGGACCCGAAGGTCCTTCCTATCTCGAGTATTAATTAGAACGAATACTTGGCAGCGGCTGTGATGCGGTTGCCGTTAAATTGGTCAACCCGATCTTGACCGTACTGGCGATCAAGTGCTAGCCCTACGCTGACTTTTTTGGTTACAGGCACACTGGCACCAATACCAACGGTCATAGCATAGCCATTAGAGCTGGTTTGATTGTCTAAGAAAGCAACTCCTACACGTGGAGTAACTGTGACAGAACCTAGTTTGGTTACATCGTAACCAGCAACCAGACTATAACGATCTTGATCATCACTGCCTACAGTGGAGCGTTCAAATCCGCCAGTGATTCCTAGAGGACCAAATTTCTCTCCGACAGTGATACCACCGAAGTTACGATTGTCTCCTGAGTAATCACGAGTCGCGGTTACTCCTACTTCAACTGCCGAAGCCGCGGTAGCAGCTAAGACAAGTGCTGTTGCTAAAACAACTTTTTTCATACTATATTTCCTTTATGTGTTTACTGTGTGTGATGTGTTTCTGTGTTATACGAAAAACACACAGCTCAGGGTATTATATATTGTTTCTATGATAAAAGCAAATGAAAAGTGGCCCGAAAGCCACTTTACTATTTTGGGTTACAAGGTATAGCTACCCCGGATGTTTAGGCTGCTAGAGCGTAAACCTCGTCATTAGCTGCGTTTGCAGTTATTAGTTTTGCTTGATTTAGGGTCATCGCCTACCCTGCTGTCCACTCATTTACTTGTTGCCCTGTCGAAACCATGGCAGGCCCATTAGGAAGTGTTTTAACGAGTACTGATATCATATAGTATGACATTACTGTACTGCTATTGTCAAAACACTTTCTGGTGGACCTGGCGGGAGTCGAACCCGCGTCCAGAACACTTTTCTCTTTGCTTCATACAGCAATACTGTTATTTAACACTCTTCTATTGAGTTTGTCAACTTATATGTGTAGCGTGTTCAATTTACCTCCCAAATTCCCGCTAGGAAATACATTAAATGCTAGACTATAACGGACGATATTGGAATGATTTTCGCCTACTCCGTGATACAGATGACTAGGAAACATTATTAATTCGTTTGGCTTAGGGTAGATCCCCCATCCGTCTGCGTTGAATATGTTTAACCTACTTTGATCTTCGTGTGTTTGATAATTGAATTCAATGTCTATAACATTAGGCCAAAGATTATAGTAACTCTTATCTTTTTCAAATACAATAGCACCGCTTTGTTGATCGACATCAATGTAGTACACACCGCTGATCAAACTATTTGAATGTCTGTGGGTGCCGGCGAAATCTGCCTGGCCGTGCCTATTGATCCAACTGTTTTGTATTTCAAATTTAACTTCGCGTGAACAATCCAGCACTTCGTAGACAAAATGGTTTATGCCTTTTATAATACGTTCTTTTAGAAAAGTTAGTTCTGGTTTTTCTAAAACATATTTGTCTTTGGTATAGTCACCATTATCAGCTGGCATTCTTTCATATTCCAGATTTAGAATAAACTCATGTTCTAAAGAAGTTAACCTGCCTAGTTGGGTTTGATATAAAGGAATAGCAAATAATGGAGTAACTTGATAATTCATAGTATCAATTCGCTGTTACCGCCCTCGCCAATTATGCCTCTAGGAAAAACATTGAACGCTAGACTATAACGATCCTCAGTTGATAGATTATCCATGACACTGTGATTTAATATTGACGGAAATAACAGTAGATCGTTATTTTTTGGATTAATAGCACAATCAGTATTATATTCTGTAGTCTTGTCAAAGTCTATACAAAATGTGTCACGCCAAAGATTATTATGCGAGCGTTCTTTGTGAAAACCAATGGCTCCAGACCTAGGATTGGTCTTTAGATAATATACTCCGCTGACCATACTGTTGCTATGCCAGTGCATTGAATGATAACCCCCAGGCAATGATTTATTCAACCAACTGGTGGTTATTAACCACTGTTGTTTTCTAGTCACTCCCAAAACTTCGTAGACATATTCATCAACTTTTTCTTGTATCTGTTTTTTAAGATTAGCGAATTGTGGTTGATCTAACAAATGTCTCTTAGGTGTTTCTAAGTGTGTGGGGTCAGAGTCATTGAAGTTACTAAACTCTGAATTGATCAATATCTTTTCTATTATTGGATCAGGACCTTTGATTGAAGTCTGATACAAAGGAATCGGAAATAAGTTATGCATCTTGTAGGTCATTTTAACCAACCTACCTTTTCTCCGTTATCAATGCGTCTAGTATGTTCGGCAACGCTGCCAGGAAAACGCCAAGCCCAAATAGCAACAAGTCCCATAAAAATTGCGGTACTGATAATTCCAATTAATTTCACTCCTGTGAAGTACATGATGATCAGGCTAGTTGACATCATAGCTATCATAAAAAATTTCATCTTGGTTGGAAATACACGTTTGGTATTCCAATTAGTCAAGAATGGGCCAAACAGTTTATGATTATAGATCCATCTGTGCATACGTTCGCTACCTTTGCTAAAACAGTAAGCGGCAAATACCACGAACGGACTATAAGGTATGCCAGGAGTCACAACTCCAATATAGGCCATTCCCAGACTTAGGAAACCTAATATGTTCCAAAATAATTTTTTCATTAATCACCTACGCAAACGTCTTGAAATCCTGTCTGTATAGCAGGACCTTGTGCTGTGAGATCGGATTCTCTAGCTATGCCTTTACCGTTGACCAGTACGCTACGGGAAGAAGTTACTACAGCGTTTCCAAACGCTGTGATAGAACCTTCAAAGGCTATTCCGTTGAAGTCCATAATGACGTCTAGGGAACCAGAAACCAATACAGATTCTGCGGCATCGTTTTGTATTCTAGCTGCGGCTTTACCGGGCATGATTAAGTATACCTAGTAGCTGATTGGTTCTTGAGAACCGTTGCTTCTGATTGAACTATCGCACCTTCTTTATCTGCGGAATTTGCTACAAATGCTGATTTAAATCTATTGAATATCTCACCCGGTTTAAGGTCTAAACCAGTAACCCAATCAGTGGCAGCAGTGATAGCTCTATTAGCCTGTGTTGTTACAAATCCAGTAGCTGACGCTTGAGCAGCAACGTTACCTGCGTCTTGTAATACTGATTCTAATGTAGTTATAAAATCAGTGTTAGATACAGTAACCTCTGGAAGATTATTTCTTTTTAGTGCTGCCTGGGTCGCTGCTTTATCAAAAGCATTTTTTTTCATCTGATCAGCTGTGAGAATAAACTGCGTAGCAACGCCAGTATTCAATGATGAAGCAACGCCACTTAGATGTTTAGAAATCTGTTGAAGTCCTGCTCCAGTCTGATCAACCATTTTTTTATCTATATCTTTTAATAGACCATTAATAGCTTGTAAGTTATCAGCGGTGGCCTTAGCAACGGAATTTATGCTGTTAGGAACTGATGATGCTCCAAAACATTCTTCTATCGTATCGTCTAGATAGGTAACCGCATTCGTTAATTGGTCCAATTTAGTAAAAAGTGTATTAAGGTCATTGGTATAATCAACGACTGTAAATTCGCCAGCCCCGCCTGTGGCACCCATTAGGGTCGTAATTCTTTCTCCCATCTATTTCTCCTAAATCATACTAGTATTTACACCAGCTTGATTCCAGTGGTACTTTGAATGAATTGATCAGCGAAAGATTTATCAGTGGCTTCAGCCATGACTACTGTGTTTTTTAACAATTTGATTTCTTTGTCTGGATTGACTGTAAACAGATAGGGCATCAGTCCTGGGCCCTGTTGTCCCATACCTAAAACCATGGGACGTTTTAATTTATAATAAGTAGCCGTTTCTTCAACCAAAGTAGCTACGATTTCCTCACCGCTGGTAAGTTTTAATGTTATTACTTCACCTGCTGTAACACCTTTATCAATTAGCATTTGTTAACCTTTTCTTTAGTTCTGTAAAGCCGCCCACTAACTCTTCTCCTAGAAAAATCTGTGGCACAGTCCTTGCTGTAGGAACGGCTTCTAATAGATCTTCCTTGGTGAATCCGTCACCAATTTTCTTCTCTTCGAATTGGATGCCCTTTGCTGTTAACAATGCCTTGGCTTGATCGCAGTAGGGACAGTTGTACTTACTCCATACAATAGCTTTCATAAAATTTCCTTAAATTGTTGGTAATTCTTCGTAATCGATCTTGTCACTCATGACCCCGATTACATAGTTAGTCGATTCGTTTTCTTGTAACGCAGTTTGTTTTTTGCTGGTATCGCTGTGTTTATTGAACCACGGTATTGGTGTAGTTTTTGGAGCAGGAGAATGATATTTGATACCGATCTCTTTGAGGGCGTTAACAGCCGTATAGTCAACAAAGTCTTTGAGAATAGCGGCATTCAATCCAATCACTGGACCTTTCTTAAACAAATAGTCAGCCCATTCTTTTTCTTCGCGTATAACATCCATGTATAGATTATATACTTCTTGTTCGCATTCTTGTTTAGCTTTAGCGAATCTAGGATCTTCTTTGATTACCTGATTAATCAAAAACGCAGTCCACCCTTTGTGTAGTAGTTCGTCTTGTAAGATTAGGCTAATAATGTTTCCGTTACCAATAAAGATCTTATTCTCAACCATTGCTAGACTTGTGGCAAATGAAACCATAAAGCGGAACGCTTCTAGTGCATAGCTGGCATTTAGTGCTAACCAAATTGCTTTGATATGTTTTTCTTCGCTAACCATACCTGTCATTTCACTACTTAATTCTTTATGGCAATTTATTCTGTGTAGTTCGTCGTAGTATCGACCAACACTTGATGCCATATCTACGATTTCTTTAGTGTCGTGAATGGTGTTGAAAACTTCTTTAGGCACATTATAAATGTTACGGATGATGTGGCTATATGAGCGACTATGGATATTTGTTTCAAAGAATGTCCAGTTGTAGACTAGGCTTTCAAGTTCAGGTAGACTTACCACAGGAGTAAAAATTTGACTTGGACCACGTCCTTGTAAACTATCCAATGCTGTTTGGCGTAGTAGATTACTAGTGAAGATGTGTTTAACGGCATCGCTGGCATCTTTAAAATCATTAGCATCTTTGCTTAGACTGATCTCCTCGGGAACCCAAAAGAAGCCACGTGCTGTCTTTTCAAAGTCTACGATCTTATTGTATTTGACTTCTTCAAATCGTTGTATGGTTACAGGTCCTGCTGGATCGAGAAACATCTTACGATTAAGATAATCTGTCTTTGTGTGTAAATTGTATTGTTGTTGGCTCATTTTGTTTCCAATGTTATTTGTCCGTCTACTATTACTACTCTCTTAACTTGTTTCCCGTCAACATATACAGGAAGTTCAGCCCAAGTCTTTTTTATAGCACCAGCATCTGGCCTGTGTGCTAATTCTTGCCAAGCCTTAAATAATTCTTGATGTAAGTCGTATGCGTCCATTATAACTTACAAGCCTCGCAGTCATCTTCTAAATCTACTTCTACATAATTCTGTGCCACGCTTTGAACTAAATCTTCTTCTTTGGCTCTACTACCTGCTTTATTGATTAAACTGTAATAGAATGTCTTCAATCCCCATACATGAGCCTGCATCAAGTTCTTGGCAATCAATGTCGTAGGAACTTTGCGATCAGCGAAGTGTGCTGGATTGTAGAATGTGTTAGTTGAAATTGATTGATCGACATAGGCAGCTAGTACTGCTGCTGTTTTAATATATCCATCACAGTCTTTCTGTTCCCACATCAATTGATATTTGTTTTTCAATCTTTGATATTCAGGAACTACTTGTGTAAAGGATCCAGCTTTGCTTTCTTTAGTAGAGATCAGGCTCATAGGTAATTCAATACCGTTAGTACTGTTAATAACAACAGAGCTTGACTCCACAGGAGCAATAGCCATAAGAGTGGCATTTCGTACTCCATGTTCTTTCATCTCCTTGCGTAATGTCTCCCAATCAAGTTCGGGAGTAAAGTCAGCTAACTCGTTGACTCCGTTGGCACGTGACTCCCAGGGGAATATGCCTTGGCCGTATCGGGTATGTGAGCTATGCTGACAAGCACCTCTTTCTTTGGCCAGTTCAACTGTTGCTTCTGTTAGATAGTAGGCCTGATGCTCCATCCATGTTTTAACTTCTTGTAAGGCATCTTTTTCTCCGTAACGTAAACTACGTTTGGCATGCCAGTAGGCTAGATTTGTGACGCCAATACCCAATGGCTGTATCTCATCGTTACTGAGTTTGCTCTGTATCGATAAGAAGTCTTGATAGTCAAGGATGTTACACAGGCTACGCTGTAGAATCCTACAGGCTCTACGCATGTCCTCTGGATTTCGGAACGATCCCCAGTTGATAGATCCCAGTGTACATAACGCTATGCGACCACTATCGTCGTCGAGTCGTTTAAAGGGACGTGTGGGTAATAGGATCTCACAGCACAGGTTACTCTGATATATCGTATGATATTCAGGATCAAAAGGTCCTTGATTCATTACATTATCAATGAACACCAAATAGATACGACCTGTATCTGTGCGTTCTTTCAGTATACCACCCTTGAAAACTTCTTCAGCACTGATGACTTTCTTTCGAAGATCCTTACGTTTTTCATATTTTACGTACAGCTCTTCAAATCGATCAGTGTTCTGATAAAATGCTTCATATAAATCCGGTACTTGGTTAGGATCAAAGAAAGTTATATTTTCTTTGTTTTTGAATCTTCTCCAGAACATAGCGTTAAGCACAACCCCATAATCCATATGACGGACTCGGGTTTCTTCTGTTCCTTGGTTGTTCTTAAGCACGATAAGGTCATCAAACTGATGATGCCAAATAGGATAGAATACAGTAGCACTAGCATTACGAATGCCTCCTTGTGAACATGAGCGTAGATCACCAAACCATTTCTTTAAGAATGGGATCATGCCTGTGTGCATGATCTCACCACCTCTGATGGGGCTACCTAACGGGCGTAGTCGTCCAATTTCCAAACCAATGCCTGCTCGCTTGCTGGCATACTTGGCCATCATCTCACCACTAGCAAATATAGAATCCAGATCGTCGTCACTGCGGATAAGCACACAACTAGAAAACTGTTTAGTAGGAGTGCCAAGCCCAGCCAGCACAGGTGTAGCAAGAGTAAACAAGCCATCTGAAGAACAGTTGTAGTACTCTTTGATGTAACGCATACGGGCCGAGTTAGGTTCTTCCTTATGAAAGACTGTAGCGGCGGCCACCATGTATCTAACTTGGGGAGTTTCATAAATTTCCTTTGTCGCACGATTGCGTACCAAATATTTTTCAATTAACTGTTCGATGGCGGCATACGAGTACAATTCGTCTTTTTCGTGATCTATAATCTCGTCCATCTTGTTCCAGTCGTCTTCTGAATACCATTCAAGAAGTTCGGGAGTGTATAATCCTGTAGCAACATTTGTCTTTACGATATCATAGAGGCGGGGAGGATTGTACTGGCCATATACATCCTTGCGTAGCATTGACAAACGTTGTTTGCCTGCTACGTATTGATAATTTGTGTGACCTACATCTGGATTGTGTTCAATGTCAATAAGGTCTACAATAGCTCTTAGAGTTAAAGAATCTATTTCTTGTGTTGTTATGCCGTCATAGAAATGTGGACTAGCTTTGATCTCAATCATTGATTGACTGACATCTGCTATTCCACTACATACTTTTGTAATCTGTGCCTGCCACTTCTCTAGCGTCAGTGGTTCTCTGGATCCGTCTCTCTTTACTACTACAATACTATCGTTCATTCTTGCCTCTAATTTTCTTTCTTTTGTCGTTGAGGTAGTATTTATAACATCCTCATACTGGGTAAATTTTATTAGATCCATGTGTGAGCTCGCCCGTGTTAGTGACTTCCCTATGAAAAAAATTCAATACATCGCGGTCATTAACTACTACGATATATCTTTCTTCTCTGGAAAACATAGACGTATGTATCTCTACTTTTTGGCTCTTAAAACGTTCTGTTAATGTCAAAGTATAACACATACCCAATGCGATAGCAAGGTCGTCATACTTATTATCTATGATTAAATGCCACGGATCGGGCCAATCGGATGTATAGTTTGGATCTAAGTATCGATGAACGAATGGAGTTCTACTCCAAAAGAGAGCTACATCCTCTAAAGGATGTTCGGATGTCTCAAGTGACTGGCGAAATTCTTTCCAGACCTTGAGTCTAGAAGTTTGATCGAGATCAAACACTGTAACTTACTTTATACCTAAATGTGTCCGGAACGAGATCTGCTGATGGGCTCTTATAATCGATAATCATAGTTTCAGCCCCGTTTATCTCTACGCTGTTTGAAACTAATCGAACAGAAAATTCAACTGTCTCTGGTCTAGCATCACCGCAGGTACTACTATAACTATCAGTAATGATAGGACCAGCAAAGCTGTCGCCGATGACAATATCTAATGTACCGGATCTAGCAGAACCGTTGGTAAATGAAATAGTATAATCTAATATTGTATGAGAATTCAGCGACGAAAACATCGTTAATGGCACAGGTCCAAGAGATATGTATAAACTTTGTGTTATCTCATCTGTGATTGTAACCTTGCTGCCATTTAACACTTCAGAATATGCCAGTCTATCATCATCAACTAACACAGTAGTATACGCAGCAGCGTGTCTATCAAAGGAACAATCAATTACATTGTTATTACCTATCTGACCAAACATGACAATACCGCTGCTAGGGGCAGCAGGTAGGAGATCATCATTACCACATTTTCTAAATCTACTTCGAGTAACTTTTACATTAGTTCCAAAATCTGATTTAAATGCGTATCTAGCGATTTCGTTAAAATAACAATCGTCTATGAACCAGTCGTTGATTTGGCCTGCTACTCCGTTTATTTCGATAGCGGCAGTTAACAATCTAAACTCACTGCCCATAAAACTTATATTGCTGCTAAATGGATCAACTTGATCGAATTGTAATGCTCTATAGCTCTTTTCAAATTTACAATTCTTAAATGTAATGCCTTCGACGATTGTTCCTATCTTTTCTGTGTTGGAAACATAGATCATAGGATCAGTAACTGTAGCATTAGCGGCGTCTGTTAACGTTTGTAAGGTTCCTTGGAATGTACAACGTTCAAATATTCCATCTTTCATACCTGTTAGATCAAAATGGCCTGTGGTAAATCTAAAGGACACTTGTTTAAAAATAATATCGTGTGGTCTATCTGAAGATTCAAACGCAACAGGAGCAGTGCCTGCGGTAGAAGTTAAAGCGATAGATGTGTCATCTACGATAATAACAGCACCTACTTGTGATTCGCCAATTACTGTAGCATAAGAAGGAATTAACAAAGGACTGGCGATTCTATAATGGCCTGTAGGTACAAATAATTCTTTACGGTATTCTGCGTCTACGTTTCTAAATAACTCATTCAGGGCATTCTGAAATGCCTCAGTGTCATCTACAATGCCGTTGCCCACAGCACCAAAGTCTTTGACGTTTACGCGATCATCTAATTTATTCTGTAAGGTTCTAAAAACTGATTTAGTGATGCTAGGTTCATTGCGAGCAAATCTATAAGATTCGATAAGATCTAATAGATTGTCTTGTTCTGTAAGGACCTTGGTATTGCCAACTGCTGGAGCACCTTCTGCTACTGAACCGTTACCTATAAACAATTCTTGGGTGTCAACGGCCCAGGCTATCTCACCACTGGATAATTGTGGGATTCCTGATTCTCCGTTCTTGCGTCCCCTGCGGACCTGTATTTTCGATATCTGTACGACAGCCATAGATGAATTTCCCTTATATAGGATATTTATCTGTTAGCTGTGTAGTATTCTTCTACCTTTTCTAACCAAAGATCTTGGTATTTGTTAAAGTCTTGTGGTAACAGATCAAACTGCTGATATTCACAGGCTCTAGAGCACATAAACACATGGCCCTCGCGGATGTCAGTGCCGTAGACTTCATTATGTGCTAATATATAAGCGACCAGCTGAATTTTATAATCTTCAACCCACTCTTCTTTTTTAGGCTTGTTGGTTTGTTTGTAGTCGCAGACGCTAGGGTTGCCTTTGTAAACTGCTACTAGGTCAGTGGTTCCAGAATACAAACCTGGAAAGTATAAACTCTGTTCCATGGCCCATACTTCTTCAACATCTTTTAATCCGTTAAGAATTATTTGATCTGCCATTGAATTAGCTTGTACATGAACAGGAGCATTTCCTGGTTGGCGTTGTAGACCTGCTATAAATCTTTCAAGATTACTGTGCATTGCTGTACCTACTCCGGCAGCTTCTGTGGTAATCTCTTTGGCCTTTTGTTCGCCTACACGCCTCTTCCATTCGTTTAGTGCTGTCATGTCTTTGGTAGCCGACAATATAGTTGTCACTGACGGAAGGCTTTCGCCATCGGGGGTTAGATAAACTCGCTTACGAGTTACTGGATCATTGATTTGTTGGCAGTTCTTATACTGGAACTTTTCTACAAAAGGTGGGGGTTTGATTGTTTCGATTATATTCATTTAGCAATTATAACAGATATTTGATAAAAATCAAATAGCCGCTTTTGCCAATTGCTTAGGTGCTGCGGAAGCGGCTGTTTGATTGACTTTCTCTTTAGATTTATCAATATCTGAGCCAGGATCTTCCTTTTCCTGGCTTACGCCGGGTACCTTGAGGCTGATGCCACTAGGTTCAAAGTTTTTAACTAGGCCGCTGACTATGGGATACTTGTCATAGATTTTAGCAAACGTAGCTTGATCTAGTTTAAGACCCTTCAGCTCCGGTAACTGATTTAAGAATGCCCAGTTGTAATTGGCTGCTTGGCCTTTGCTGGCAGATCTGCCTATAAGTGTTTGTAATGCTAACTTTATTCGGATAGCATATTCTCGCCCAGGGTCAGCAGAATCATCAAATTCAAAAATTCTCATTATACACCTGCTGTTTGTTTGATACCAGCAAGGGCAGTTTCTAGATCTTTGATCTGTTTTGATAGATCTTGTTGACCTTTAATCGCTAGCTGTTGTTGTTGCTGTTGCTGTTTTTGTTGCTGTGGTGTTATCTGTTGTTGATCTTGGTCTTGGGTAGATTTGCCACCGCTCATAGCAGAACCAAAACCAGAAACAGCACCACCCACTGCCTGACCTGCTAGATTGCCTACACCTCTTGCTGTGGCTTGAGCACCTTTGGCTAGTCCTCTTCCTATCGCAGGAGCAGCTTTGGCTACACCTTGTCCCACAGCCTTTGTGGCCTGTACAGCACCTCTACCAATAGCAGAAGCAGCAGCACCGGCACCACGTAGAGCAGTACTGCCTACAGCGGCAGCACCTCGAGCCAGTATACCCGCACCGGCAGCGAGAGCTGGAAGTATTTCATCCAGCTTTTCTTGTTCTTCTTTAGATGCGAATTCAGTAAGTCTCATTAGCCTGCTAGGACTTTCAATAGTCGATTTTGTCTTTCAATGCTTTCACGTTTAGCACGGCCTGCTTCTTCAGGGCCGCCAGCTGCTGGTTCTGCGGCTGCGAAATCGTCTTCTGCTGGAATTGGCTCTTCGGCATTTAATTCGTCTGGAGCAGCTGGAGCAGCACCCATGTCTGCTCCGGGTTCCATACCTAGTTCATCGGTTGGTTCAGCACCTAACATGTCTGTCGGTTGCTCGTCACCAGATAGTACACGAACTCCTGAGCTCAATGCTTCGCGTGTTGTCTTTAATGTTTCTAATGCTGATTGGATTGCTGGAGCAACTTGGCTAACAAATGCTTTAGCTTGCTCTTGCCCCATCTCATCACGTATAACATCGCCTAGTTCTAGTAACTGATCATTTTCCATCTGTGCTAGGTCTTCAATCCAACGGCCTACTCTATCTACCATAGATTTAGCAGTAACCACAGCACTGGCCTTGTCTGTAGCACTTTCTCTTACTTGAGTGTTCATTTCTTCTCCTGTTTGGGTTTCCGGATTTCCTTCTGGGCTTTCCATAGTAACTTCGCCACGCTGATCTATCTCTGCGTTGATAGCATCTAACATCCATTGAGCACGAGAATAATCGTCGTTTTCAATAGTTTCGTTAAATCCAGAGTTTTGCTTGAACTGATAAATCTGTGTTCTAAGTCTGTTACGCGAATCTTCTAGTTGATCTAGAGTATAGTTTTCTAAACTGATGCGTTGACCAAATGTTTTTTCAATAGTTTCGTTGATCGTTTTAGCGTCAGCTTTTTTAAATAGTTCTGTTGTTTTCATGTTTGCCCATCCAGGATTATCATATATTTATTACTTATCCAGCCAAACTCAGAGCTTGTTTTTTCCAATATTCAGCCGAGGATTTAACATAACCCAAGCGGGCTAGGTACATGTCTATGCGGAACTGGTCTTGTTCTGCGTGTGCTTTTGCTAATCTTCCTTTAAACATCTGATATTCTGCTAGGGCAGATCCAAATTTAGAATCCATCATGATCAATTGATCTATTTTTTGCTGATATCTTATATGGTCAATGGCCATAAGATTAGCCACCTTGACCGCTACTTTGTTTAAGGATACGTCGGCAAAAATCAAGCGATCTCTTTGATATATATTCTTTATTGATCCTAAACTTTCTATCAACACATCTCCAACAAGGATACCCTTATCCGTTTTTTTAGGGATTAATTGTTCTTGTTGTACTAGCTTTTTGTTAACTCTAGCAATGACTGTGTCTAGTCGCTGCTGAATATTTTTAGTCATAAAAAAAGGACCTATGGTCCTTTATTTAAGTGCGTATATTTTATACGCCGAAGAACTTGAAGATAGTTTGAATACTTAGTTGTCCAGTCCAACCTAAACCAGCTATAAATGCTAGACCTATCATTCCATAGGTCATTAGCTTTTGTTTATGTTTTTCTAAGTCTTTGATCTTACCAGCTAGTTCATTGTGCTGTGCTGTAGATTCTGTTCTCATATCTGCGAGTGTTCTAGACAGTGATTCGCCTGTGCGATCCAAGCAGTCGTGCATTTCTTTCACGTCTACTTTAATGTCATCTAGTTTTTCATCTAAGTTAGCTACCTGTACTTCTACAATGCTAACACGTTCCGCTACTGTGGCCATTATGGCTGTTTCCTTGTATGTTAAGTCAAGTGCTCGCTCCGAGCCATGTGCCTAAGTTAGAAATGCCTAATGGTTTTGCCTTTGATAATATTATTTATCCGATCAATCCAAAATCTGAATCGTCGTATTGAAATCTTTGCCTTTTGTGATAAAAGCAGGAAGATCAAAATTTATACTGTTATTTAGTCCGTCGACTATGGGTACACCGTTAAGGTCATTTATTAAGTGCCCTACAGGATTGTCGCCGTCGAGAAATCCGTCAGCACGTTCTGGTTCAAATTCATAGATCCAATATGTACCCCTACCTTTCCAAGGATCAGGTAATCTACCTTCGTCTTGTTTCGGATCGTAGTCTGTGGCTATATTGGCTCGGAGGCCTATGACCTGTATCAGAGTATTAAAGTTACTCTGTTGTCCTTGCTTTAACTCGCTGGTTTCGGATCTGGTAGCCTTACTGCGAGTTATGTCTACTAGTGTTGTGATTCGGTAACGGTTCATAATCTGCTATTATTTACGCAGATAAAAAAAGGCCGGAAATTAATCCGGCCCTTCCTTCCCATCCCTAGGAATTACTCAATTATAGTGCTGGTTTGAAGTTAGCAATAACAGTGATTGAAGCACCAGATACAGTAGTTGTATTTGGAGTACCACCTGAGCCTTGTAGACGGAAAAATACATCTGTAGTTGTTCCGCTTACAAATGCTGAACCGTCAGCTGTACCAAAAGCTGCGAATGTGAAAGCGTCTGGACCGTTAGTATCGGAACCATTGCCTGAACCGCCTGCTGCTGTTAGTTGACGATATACTGCCAATAGAACAGCGTTTGTTAAGTTACCAGAACCGCTCTTAGTAACTTGAACTACAAGCTCGTGGCCTGCGTCTGATGTGTTGATTGCGAATTTATTAAAATTATTCGCTACGTATGTGCTTGATAGATCTGCCATGATATTTTCTCCTTAATCAATGATCCCGCTCCGGGACCGGCATATTATTTATAAGGGTTTGGAGAAAACGTCAGATATCAGCGTGTTTTGGCACGATTTGCTGCGGTAAAGTGTAGCCTACGCACTAATTTTGTTTTGCCACCCTTGACATAACCTTCGCCACCTGGACGTCCATCGATGCTGGCTTTAACTTCGGATTGCTGTTGATCGAGCTGAGAAACGATATCGTCTTTGAGAGCCATCATCTGTTCGATAACTGTGAACACTGCTTCAAACGCACCGGAATGAGATTTAACATATCCTTGTATTTTGGCCTTCTTCGGAGCACTGACTTTGGGATCGCTGTTAACCCAGTTTAGGAAACGTTTATTCAACTGGGAAAAACTACCAGTTTCTGTTTGTTCGTTAACAAAGCGATAGAGAAGATTTTTAAAATCTCCCATTTTATCAGCGGCTAGCTGATCATCATTTAGTAGGGTATCAATTTCTCTAGCACGGCCAGTGACATATTGTCTTAGTGATTTAAATTTAGCCGTATCAATGTTAGGTAATTGATTAGATACAACAGGGGGTAATATCAATACAGGACCCTGTTGTTTTATACCTTTTATAGGAAAACTTATGTTAGTAGAATTACCATTAAAATCTACATATTTGTGCACTACTACACCACTCTGGCTACGGGCTATTTGTCCACCTACTGATGATTCTGATGGAATATTATAAGTCACTGTATTTGGGGTAAAGACATAATCATTGTTTTTATCTTTCGGAGGCGTTGTATAATATAACAGGTCTCCTTTTAGATATCCTCGAAAATTAGGTTCAACCATTTGAGCAAATTTATCCCATATGCCTTTCATTGAACTAGCGAACTGTATACGTTGATCGTTAACTTCTTTGCCTCTGTTCAACACCATGCTTTCTAGATCATCAGCACTGGTAACTTTTCCTTGATAGCCTTTAGCACCAAATCCAGCTATGTCTGTTAACACAAAGTCACCGGCTTCGTTACGTCCAAAGAAAATAGCAGGCGATCCGTCCCATTTAACAGTAACATCATCGACACTATTAGCCATCGATTCAAGTTCGTCCAAGGATTCAAAAGCACCTTTGGATCCGTCGATCACGATGCGATCTTCGGGGTGTGGCATCTCACGCCCTACTTTAGGTTTGTTGTCGCTTTCGATTAAAAATTCAAATGCTCTCATTTAACGATCTCAATCATTTTACGCATCCAACCTATACTTCCTGGTTGATAATTTTCAAGAGCTTCTTGTTTAGGTAATGTTATGTTTTGTTTTCCTAATGTTTCCCTTGCTGCCGAAACAAGTTCTTCATAGTTAGGCAATTTTTTAATATAGTTGATAATAGAATCAACCGAACCGATGTCTTTAGTAGTGGCTGTTTGACCTAATAATTGTTTAGCAATTACATTCCAATCATCGCCGTTCTCTACAGGTTCATTGGTATCACCATGGAGAAGTCCAAATTTAGGACTATACTTAAATCCTCTAGCACGAGCAATACTACTTAACACAATAGCTCTGTGTTCGCCGCGATAAATTCCACTACCTCCACGCATAGAACCCTGTTGGAACTTAGGATTGACGGTGAGCATGAAATCTGTTTGACCGAAACCGTTAGTTTGGTCACCTAGTATAGGTGTTCTAAAATGAACATTGTCGCCAGCATCTTTAATCCAACCATCGTTTTTCTTTGTGCCTTGATTAAAAATATCCTTTTCGTCTATACCATTCGCTCTACACCAATCTACTAATTTTGCTATTAGTTCTTCTTTAGTAATTTCCCTAGCATCAACTGAAAGGTCTAGATCTCCCGAACTATTAAGTTCAAAGGTGCCGTCGGGATCTTCTTTACGACCAGTCGTTCCTAGCCATTTCACAGGCTTTTTATCGTCTGGGTCTATTTCTTTGGTAAAATCTAGTCCTGTGATTTTTTCTAGAAAGTCGACGGTTCCTGCTACATCCTTGGTAGCTATTCGTTGAGTTATGGGTGTTTTGTCGGCTGTTTTAAATACGTTGCCGCCTTCGAACAAATTAATCATCTGTGCTTTCATCCAATTTTCTTTTAGATTTTCGTGATTCGGCAATTTTACGTATGCCTCTGGTAAATTTAGCAGGGTCCTGTCCGCGGATAGCGTTAAGTAATCTACGCTCTAGCTCGTCTGCTACTTCAGGATTATACTGCTTTTTCATAGACTCTATTAGATTGATAGCAGAATTTATGATATTTGTAGCTCTGCTTTCAATAACAGCGTCAGCATTCCTAACAGAAGCAACTTGATTGAGTTCTTGGAGGATTGACCGTGTGCTTAATTTCATAATATTAATTATCCTATCGTATATTTAACCTATTATATAATCTATTTGTAATTTCGTAAATGTGCGATCGCACAACGATTAGTATAAATATCTCAGTAGAAACACTGATTCTATACACACTTACAGAGGACAGAAAAATGAAATTACCAAGCATTAAGATGTTAGGAATATTAGAACGCCTTGCTGAAATGTTCCCTAAACAGAGCTATCAAAGCGATTTAGACCGCTACATATCATCCCGACACCCACAAAACGCCGTAGATGTAGAACACTTTACCAAAGAGTTCGAACAAAAAACCACACAAGGAAAAATACTATGAAATCGTTTATCAATTATATCTGGTCCGTGATGGACTCATTTGGCAGAGCTCGTGCCGCAAGTCACTTTGCTCGCATGGGCAATCATGAAGCAGCTAGACGTATAATGGCGGAATAAATCGTGTTTACTCTTGATTTATATCCCTTAGGCATATATAATAATACATACACAAACACACAAGGAGGAGTTATGTTTTCACCAGTTTTTTATATCGAATCTTTTCAAAATACAAAAAAGATCATAACTGATCAGGTTTTCAAAGATCCTGCTTTAAACAAGGCAGCACACGCATACATCGATTCACAAACACAATTTGCCAAGATGGCTGTAAACAACACCATTGACATGGCTAAGTATTCTGTGGAATCAGTTAGTAAATATCTGTTTCCAAAGACGGAGCAGGCTTCACAGGCTCCCTACAAAGTAGAAAAAGAAGCCAAGTAAGACATACACACACAAAGGAGATTATTATGTCATTCGAAACACCAAAATTACCAGAAGTTAAATTCAACAAGAACGGATATGAAATCCGCACAGACATTCTTGGCATGGCTAAGGATCTAGTACAAACCGAGTACAGCGTTAAGTTCCAAGGTTGGGAAATGACAGCTGAACGCGATCAAAAGACTAATCAAATCGTTAGCAAGGTCAACATGCCTGAATTCCCAGGGTTAGATAAAGTATTAGAAACCGCCGAAAAAATGTACGGTTTTGTTAACAGCGGTACAAAGAAGTAATATTATGTGCCGCGTAGCGGCCTATTAAATTATATTAGTAGAATAGAAAGGACCTTAGGGTCCTTTCTTATTGACCATGGCTGCTATAGATCGTTGTCTGGGTGTAGATCTAGCAAAGTCTTTAAAGACCATTCCGGAGTTCAACCAAGAAGATATACGCTGATATTGGTACACATCCGATTTATCATAGTTATGGAAGATGTTGGCTACTTCTTTGCCTTTAATTGTTAACTGACGCTTGTCGGGCCATAGTCCTGATATTTGATTCAGTGTTTGATAGTTGACTTGAGAAACAACTAAGAATTGATACCTAGGAACCTTTAAATGATTCATAACATACCATCTATCTCTTCCCGGGTGTATTCTATATCTTTCGCCTTCATCTACAGCTACTAATGGTGTCAGCCATTTATTAGTCTTAGACCAATGTTCGTAGAGCATTAGTATTTTTTCTATTCTATATAGGAATTCATTTTTAGGAACTATGGATTTTTCTTTATTCCATAGATCAGCTATTAGGATTTTGTTTTGATCAAATACAGTAACATCGCCACAATTTTCATAAGCACATAGAAGTTTAGCATAGATAGGATCCATGCGTTCTGTATAATCTTGTTCTTTATCAATACTAGACCAAACGTAGGTCTGAGATAATTCCAACTCCTTGATGTTAACAGGAGTCATAAATTATGCCTGCGGTTCGGCTTCTTTTTCGATTGTGAAATCATCGAGGTTGATATTAGCATGTCTTGCCTGTAATTGGGCAATAGCATCTTCTCTACTTTCGGCTGGAATGCGAGCAGATCTTCCCGATGGGTTATGTGTTACCAAGTATGTACCCGGGCCGTTGTCATTACCTGCTTCGGGTTCCTCTTCTTTAGCTTCAGACGCATAGGAGTACGGCAGTCTATCTTTGATGTCAGCGATGGCTTTTGTGACATCATATCCATCGCGAACAATGTCTGTTGAATTCTTTTTAATTTCATCAGCCTTGCTTTGCATAGCTTTGATAATTTTTTTCATTAGACCGGGATATAATTCGGCAAACTTTTGATCGCCTCTGCTGTACGACATACTTTGATTACCATTATTCATCTGACCGGTTGGAGCATGCATCTGCCACTTGCCGTTTTCGTCTTCTTGATTTTGTTTATCAAAAATTGAGATAATTGGGCCTTCTGGGGCATACCGTTCAAACCAACGCTGCCCGGAACTAGAGCCTGTACAGAAACTGGCATTAAATCCTACAGCATTGTTGAAATTATAACAGGCACCATAGTTGTAGGGCAAAGTGATTAAAAAACGATCATCGTCGATTAGGGTCGTTTCTTTCTTCTCACGTTTATGTTTTTCGATAACTTCGGCATCTTTAATACGTCGAAGTTCTTCACGATAATCTCTGCTTTGAACGATCTGTTGTATCTGACGTAGATTTTTAAAACGATTAAAGTCTTGATCTTTTTCTTTTAACTTGCCACGAATACTTAGAGCTTTCCACGCACCTAGAGCATCGCCACCTTCGCCATTGATATCCTCGTAGTCAACGACACCGTTGGCATATAATCGAGTTAGCCAGTCGTCAAACTTGCCGTCTGCCGAAAGATCACCGTAGTCTGTTGATCGTAGACTGTCGTCTAATAGGTCGCTCCATAGCTTAACAATTTTTTGAGTATTGTCGGCTTGTTTAGCAGGATCTTTTTCGCCGCCGAACGCAGCGGAACCTAGAGCAGCTACTTTGTTTTTAGGCAAAGAACTGTCATGCCGCATGGCAATTTCCAGCATCTTTATCATCTTAGGATCTTTAAGTTTAGCTGCTACATTTGCTTCTGTTATGATTTGATCTAATTTCATCCTGATATCAATGTCCTTTTAAAGAATCCAAGAACTGTGCCTAGTTTCTTTTGATCACCTGCGGCAATATCTTTTAGTAATTGTGCTGGACCTTCTGAACGTTCTGCTTGGAATCCACGATTGTATCCTCTTGTAATATTGCCTGTTTGTTCTGGATAGTGATGACTAGCAGCCATCAATACTGCTGTGTTAATTGCTGTGGATACTGCTGATGGTACATCACTGTTGCTGCCGCCTTCGAGATTTTCTATAGCATTCTGTAGATTTTTAACTTGGCTTAATTTCTTTTCTGCTTTATCAAACGCATCATTTTTAATCTGATTAGCAATATGACCTTTGATATCTGCGATAGCTGCTGTGATAGCACGTACCCATAAAGGCTTAAACTTCCTAGTCAGCGAATCTACAGTGACTTCGGAACCGGTACCTTTTTGATTGTCTGCACGTTTTTTTTGTTTATCACTAACTGTGGTAGTATTTTTACCTACATAAAATTTCTGTAGTTTACCAATTTCACCTTTGAGGAAATCAATGATGTTGCCGCCGCGACTATCATTAACAACTCTTACTTCGCCGCCGGAACTTGCTACTGCTTCGTATGATCCTGTGTTACCGCCCGAAGCTCTGATAGCACCAGTTCCTGTAGTTCCTTGGATAATAACCCAAGCACCTCGATAGCTGTCTTTTAGATCGCTCCAAGAAATTTTTTCTACTTTTCGATAATCTTGGTCGTGTGCTAACTTCATATCTTTGTGAAGTTTTTGTATCACTTCGTTACCGCCGGGTTGACCTGAGATAAGACTTATTGAAGTGCTAGCTTCGTCTACGTAGCCTTCTAGTAATTGAGCAAATAGTTGACAGCTTTCTAAACGCATTTTAGTTACACCATGATTGTTTTGCTTCGCCAAAGTATTCTCTAGCGAAACCATTAGCGATTAATCCCTGACGGACACTCTGTCCATTAACAAATATATCGCCTAAAACTCTACCCCCAAACTTATCCCAACCATACAGGACAACTTGAAATTGTTGTCCCGTTGACACGAGATTTTTGGTAAAGGCAGAAGCTGCTTCTCCTCTTTGAGCTTCAGAAGGGCACTGGGCTCTGTGTCCTTTTTCTGGAGTGTCGACACCGTAGATTCTAACGGCAAGCTCAGGTTTAAGCGGCTGTGGTAAAAAGGGGGCGGCGATAACAATAGTATCGCCGTCGCTCACTCGTAAAATTTGTGCGTCATAGGTAACGCCTTTTGGTGCTTTCTGTGCGAATGCTAGTACAGGCACAGCTAGTAATAATAGTAGCAGTTTTTTCATTCTTGGGATCCTAAATAACTCTGTATATTTATACGGCTTTTTCCGTATACTCAGATTTAGTCCAGCCTAACAGATATTCAGCTTTCCAATTGTTTTGATCAAAGCCTGCGTAATGTTGCCATTGATCTCGCTGGTCCCATATCCTACAGGCAGCATCCTGCCAATCAGTATGTCGCACAATCCATTCAAAATTTAAGAATCTATTTTTAAAATGCTCGTAGTCGTAGTTATCATATTCAACGTGTAGCACTTCGTAAACAGTGCCATCATTTGCTACAGCATCTAAGGCAAAATCAAATCCCCATTTTCTGCGAGTTCTTAACAATAGATCCGCTGTGGGTATTAGGGGTTTAAGTTGTTGTAGTTGTTGCTCTGCTTCTTTGTCGTAGCTACATCGACACAGGAATAGACTGTGATCAAGTATTAGACCTTTTACCGAGTCTTCTAGAGTAAACCAAGGCTCCTGCCAACAGGTATGATTGAGCACAGGATGGTTGATGGGAAAATTCATAGCAGCGTAGAACTTCTGCTCTGCTCGATTTAATTCAAATCCGTCCTTGTCATAATAACGAAAGTCTTGTTGTTCTAGATCAGTGATACTGTTATAGCAAGTGGGATTTGACATCAAGGTTACTTGATGCCTGTGAAACATTACTCGTCTCTAGGCTCTGCTTGACAGTGTACACAAGCACACTCTGAGCAGTGATCGCAGGTTTCGTCTACGCAACCGTGTCCACAATGTGCGGAATGTCCGCAGTGGTTACATTTAAATTCATTTTGTTCTGTCTTTGTCATCTATCGCTCCTCCAGTGACCCATGCAGTACAACTACGTGTACCAGCACATTTAAAATGTAAAAAGTTACAGTAGCCTAAGTCTGCCTTGTGTATTGTAGCCATAGCATCAACAGTATTCTCGTCACCTTTGATACCATCTTCAATACATTGCCACATTTTATCTGACACATCAAAAGCCGCACAGTTGCCGCACTTCATTGTCTTAGCAGTCTTTTCAGTGATGCCCCAAGTCTTGGCAGCGTCTTTCCAATATGACTCTGGCTCGTCTGGGTTGGCTGGTCCATAGTGATATTCGTCTATGGCTCGTTGACGATTCTTTAGGTTAACGTCAATATCGTGTGTAGCGATGGGACAACCTTTGTTGGCTGCTTCTACGATGTTGATATATTTTCTATACATGTTTATCTCTGTTCAATCCAAGTCATTGCGGCCAGTGCGTCTTTGCCAGTGTTGGGGCTGGCTATGGCCAATGTTAGCGTGTCGCTGACTGT